CAGCAGCAGCATCAGCAGCATAAGCAGCAGCATAAGCAGCAGCAGCAGCAGCAGCATAAGCAGCAGCATCAGCAGCAGCATCATCAGCAGCATAAGCAGCAGCATAAGCAGCAGCATCATCAGCAGCATAAGCAGCAGCAGCAGCAGCATCATCAGCAGCAGCAGCAGCAGCAGCATAAGCAGCAGCATCATCAGCAGCAGCATAAGCAGCAGCATCATCAGCAGCATAAGCAGCAGCAGCAGCAGCATTTCTTTGAACCTTTAGTTCAATTTTTTCTGCTTCTGTTAAATTTCCTAAATCTTTAATAGACTTTAAGAAGTTGAGACAGTTTCGGACTCTGCTGTCCTTTGGGCGCTGAGCCTCGTAAATAGGCAAAACGCTGTCAGCACATAAAAGTGCAAAAGTTCTAGCTTGTACAGCATTCATAACACGTTTTAATACCCAAAGTTTATCAGAGTAAGTAATTTTATCTAAATCCAAAAAAGCGTCAACGCTAAAGTCTGTAGAGCCATAATGTGATAGGTAATTGTCATATCTGTCTTTACAAGCGTTTAGAGAACTTATTAACTTTGCATTTATAATCATATGGCCTCCATATTTAAAACTGTTGCATACTATATGCCGGTCTTAAAACGCTAAAAACGGACTGGAAGGTCCGTTAGTGATTAACTGTTAGTCAAGTGTTAGCGTAAATTGTTACTGTTTCCTTATTATCTTGAAATACGTTCTATCTAAACTGTATTCGTCTGTACGTTCCCAGCGTTTTACAATTATTTTATCTCCAAATTTAAAAGTTCTGCAAGTATTTCCATTGGAGTAATGATAAGGCTTTATGCACATAAGCATTATTTTTGGCTCTTCTTGTTTAGATTCGTAACCAGATTGAGGAGGTAGTCCTAGTATAGATAATCGTAAGTTTATTTGGATACGCTTAAGTGCTTTGTTGATATAGTGCGAAGCTGCATCTACGAAGTTCATTTACACTCCTGTATTGTCACGTCTTTTAACTGTCTAATAACTACCAGTTCAATGTTCTTGCTGTCTTTATTACGAGCAACAACTATGGAGCCATCATTTTCAGTTACCGTATATAATATGCGGTCTTCAATTACACAACCAAGGTTTGAAGCGCGTAAGTTACCTGATAGTAGTAGTAAAGCTGTTAGTGCGGTTAGTAGTATAAATTTAATCATTTAGGCTCCTCTGGTTTTGATAGCACATGTCCACATATTAGCATTATACACAGTACTGTTCCTATAAACAATTCGATTAGGCAGTACCTGTAAACTGTATGTAAAAGTAGTCCTGTAAAACCTCCAAATGCGAAGACTATCATGCTGCGGCCTATTTTATTAATCATGTTTTACCTCTTTAAAGTCATATGATATTTTGCAACTTGTGCAGAATTTATATTCAATATCTGATTTATATAAACGAGGTGTGTAGTATTTAACGTAAGGATGTTTGCCAAACAAGCATTTGAAAAAATTAATCATAAATTCCTAACTGCATTTTGATTAGTTTATATTTTACATCCCATCTAAACTCTTCACCTACGAACACTTTGGTATCTAGACAAGTAAAACCTTCGGCCATTAGTTTATAATCATACCATACGGGGCTTGATTTGTCGTAATTGCAAGTGGTTATATAAAATGTACTGGCATCTCTTAAATGATAACCAGTAAATAGGGATAATAATATAGCCATTGTTAGTTTAATCATTACTTCCCCAAACATTATATATTGAAATAGTTATAGTTAAACATACTGCTGTTGTAATAAATGCTATTAATTCATTTGTATTCATGTTACCTCAACTATATCATAGTTTGTAAGAATTGTCAAGCTTAAAAGTACTTCGGGCAATGTTTGTGTAGCTCTGCCTCTAGTTTTTCATACGTATCAAAGATGCTGACATATTCCGTATTGCCAGTACGTATGCCGTGTTCAGTCTCTTTAGACCAAGTAGCCGTTATGTCTTTGCAAGGCATGTCGGTCTTGTGAAAGTCAGTAGTGCCTTTTAGTGCTAGGAGGAGTATTATTGTTTGCATGTGTTTGCCTTGTGTTCTATGCTTTTTAATCTTTCTATATATTCTCTTTGCCTCACTATGTCTGCGCGGAGTATTTTTAGTTTTTTTAATTTACATGCTGGAGGAGTTATTTTCATTAAATTGCAATACCAATCTACTACGGTTTCTAGATGAGCCTCTGTAGTACAACTTCTTATAACTTTAGCTAAGTATTTATAGTCTATTGTTTGCATGTTAGTCGAATACCTTTCTTACATCTGAAGCGCATAATATTTCTTCAATTATATGTCCTGACATTGACAGCGATTGACATTTTCTTAAGTGAACACCGCAGGCAGTAGTTTCTATATATTCGTAGCAAACGTTATTGCCGGTTTTATACTTTATCATTTTTACATTATTAGAGCAAGCTGATAATAGAAGTGTTAGTATTAATGTGTATTTCATGTTACTCTCCTTTAATTAACTGTTCTAATTTCTGTTTTGTTTCGGATAGGGTTTTACGGGCCGTGTCTCCGCTATCACTTTCATAGGTAGTAGAAGTCGTCGTCCTTGCTTTATTACTCCAGTGCCAATTAAGACTGGCTTCGTCTCCATAAAACTCTAAAGCCTTATCCTGCATTTCTATAATTTCTAAAAGTGCTGATATAATTTTTGCGTCTTTGTTGAATTGGTACTTAGCAGCTTTGCGACAGGACATTTCAATTACGCCAAGACCGAAATTCTTTCCGCAAAATTCAAAGGTAAATTCACTCTCATCAAACTTCAAAAGTTTTTCTTTTATTTGGTTCATTTTAAATATTCCGTAATTGCGTAAAAATCATTTCTTAGGTTATCAATGGAATTTTCAATATCTCTTAAATCACTTAACTTCATTTTTTTATTTGATTCAGCAATGTTAATTAAATCTATCAAGTCTGGGTTTTCTGTAACCTCAGCATTTTGCATACACTTATTTGTTTTGTTAAACTCATATATTTTATCTGAAAAATCCTCTATATCAGATTTAAATGTACTGTATTTTTCTAGTCTTTTTGTCTCTTTGTTTTTATAAATTATATAAATTGTTTTCATTCATTCACTCCTATTTTCTTTAACGCTTCTCTGGCTGTATTTCCCTCGTCATAATAAAGGCCCTCTATGTCATCAGACCAATTGTCAGCATTGCTTATCCACAAATCCTTCTTACTTGCATAAAACTTCAAAGCCTCGATAAGTATGGCGTTATCCTGTTTGAGCTTTTCAAAGGCCGAGTATTCAATGACATGAATAAATTTAGAAACAGCTTCGACATTTTCAAGCCAAACACCCTCTTTAAAAACTCGCCAATCTGAAAATCCATCATAATCCGTTTCTTTTTGTCTTATCCAAAACTGCTCGAATTTAGTCTTGCTCATTTTTTCTCCGTCCATGTGGCTTGCAATTTAACTCCGCAGTGCATGCAAATGTGTCCTATCATTACGCTTTCGATTGGCTCATGTTTACAAGGCTCTTTAACTATGGGTTCGATGAACGCTAGTCTGGCTTTGTGTGTAGAATCTGCATCTTGTTGTCCATCAATAATCCACATTCCACCGGGGCGTCTTGCTGGACCCATGTAGGCATAAACCACAGGCCAAGATTCTATAAGGGCGTTTAACTTTTCGTTTGCAAATATAGCGGCATCCTCGCAGTTCACTAATTTACCAGTGACATGACTTCCAATGTATTCTTGTATTAAAGTTCTAGAAAAAAAATCCTCTGGTTTAAAAAAACCTTTTTTCGTATTACTCATATAACTCTCCTGTCCAAAGGACTTTCTTAGTAAAAGCATGACGTATGCGAACAGTATTGTCAAGACATATAACTAGCTCGCCTCGTAATTGGGAGGCTCTGATGCTGTATGGACGGTAACGGCCAACAATACTCTCCAGTTCATCTAAAGACAGGCCAGTAACTGATTGTACGTAGTCCTGCTGTTCGTTTATATAGAGCTGTTTTAAAATCATACTACCATCCAATTTGGACAAGCGCCCAATGATATCCCCATATTAAAAAAGGTGCTACAATAATCATACCTATAAGGAATAAAAACTCTGTCGGGAATTCTGCTGCAATCAGTACGGTCAAAAATATAATAGGGCCTAATGCTATAATGTAGGCCAATGCTTTTTCCATGAAGTCCTCCAAAAATTTACGCCGGTTTAAAAAGTTATTGTCGGTTTAAAAATGTTAACGCGGCCCAAACAGTCTATTCTTCATCCTGTTGATGATAATGACTTGCTTCAGAAATGTATATGTATAAAAGAGTGGTTAAAGAGTATATGGCTACGGCGTCTCGGTTAGTATTGAAAAGAGTGATAGTCCCGTCTTTTACTAGATGAGCTGAAATGTCTATATGAGTATCTTTAGGTCCGTTCTTAACTCCAATTATGTATCTGTACATGTAGGCTCCTGTGTTAGTGTTTGTTATGGTGGTCATAAGTAAAGTTTATGCTGCCATGAGGGACAAACTGTATACAGCAAGTAGAGGGCCAGTTTATAACGCTTTTAAGACCAGTTAGACTACTTAAATTGCTTACTGTTTAGTCAACTGTTAGCCTAAAAAGTCACTGGTACAATGACTGGTACAACTGGTACAACTTTGTACCGCGTATACCACCAGTATACCAGTAGAGGTGGTACAATTAATGAGCATTATAGGAGACTTGGTAACCAGATGCTTTATAAGTACTTTTAAGTACTATATAGACTATTTAATAGATTATACCACTATACCACTGTTTTTCATATTCCCAGCCAGAATTCGTGTTTGGTGCTTATAAGCATTGTGGTGCATATGGCGCATATTGTATGCAAAATATAGCGTGTAATGTTGATTTTGGTGGTATAGTGGTATAAAGTTGCGCAAGCTATTGTAATTACTAAAGAAAGCACTATACCACCTACTGGTACACGCTGGTATACTATTTTAGGCAGCTCGACAGCTTTTCCAGGTAAATCTCGCAGTTGTAAGCCCGGTTACGTTGAGTTAAAGGTCCAGGTCCTACGTTGTATCGGCAGGCCCATTGGCGAGGTTCGTCCTGCTGCTTTAACTGTTTATAAAATGATAACACTTCAGCTGAAGCGTTTAAGGAGTACTGTAAGTCCGTTGTAAGGCGGTTAGTGTCAAATTTCTTCCAGGACTTACTGTTTATCTGCCCAATGCCATAGTCGCCAGTAAGCTCGTTAACAGCCCCTAGGCGTTTATTAGACTCGACCTGTAACACACAGTGGAATAACTGTTTATCTAAGCCGTATTGGGCCGCTACGTTGTCTATTAGTTTATCCTGGTCTGACCTAGATTCAACCTGTTCCTCTAGCTCTGGAAGCACTGTAGGTACTTGTAAGGGTATGCGATTCAACTGGTCTACAAAGTAAGCAGTAAAAGCTATCCAGATAAAGAAAGCGATTAATAACAGTTTATTCATAAGGTCTCCTTGTTAGACCTTTGTCTAGCAGATAGCGTGCCAGACCATTTCTACCACAAGGCCTTTTAATTCAGGTTATTGTATAGAAATTGACCAGCTGCTGTAAAGTCTGGGGAGAAATCATATTTTTAGACAGTTTTTAGATTTTGCCAGGTCAATTGTCTTTTCCTAAAATTTGAGTTCCAAATCCGGAAAAAAATTAGGCGACCGCATTTCGTTTTTAAGTCGAATATATGTTAGTTTTTAAGTCGAACGTGGTAGACTGTATCAAAATGAGACGACTTAGAACGAGACGTACCACTCTGAGATAATCAGTTTAATACGTATCAAAATGAGACGCCAGAAAATTGCTCCTATATATAAGGAGCTTTGAGTTTTAAGGCTCATACACCTTCCTATTAGGTAAACCGTGCCAAATTTAGGACGTTATAAGAGGTTTGGCAGATAATACTGTTTAGGACTTGGTCACTGTAAAGCGTAAAATGTCACTTTTAATCTTTTTAAGCTTTCAAGTAGGTTATAAAGCTTATAAAGTGGCACAACTGTTGAAGTACTGATATGTATACAGCAACACACTCAGTCGATACTTTTCTTTCTTGACTAGATACCCATTGAGGAGTTGCACTTAACATAGGGGGTACATATGAACCATGCAATTAAAATAGAAAACTTAGAAATGAATGAACAATTAGCAGACCAGTATGCTGAAGTAATTAAAGACTTTTTATCATCACTTGAGTTCAGTGACGACCGTATTGAGTCACTTGAGTCTAGACGTCGTGATAGTTTTATACCTCATTCTTATAATTGTGGGGGATTTGAAGCTATTGCATATGATAGTCAATTTCATGCACAATTTGAAAGTACGGGTTTTGAAAATACAGATAAGGTTTTAAATAAGTATTATGATTATGATTTAAAATCTTGGTTAGAAGAAAATAATAAACCCGCTGATTATAAAATGACTCAATCTGATTATGAATCTTTAGATGAATACAGACAAAGCGATGACGCAACTGTGCAATTTCAAGCCCGCGTCATGATGACTAGTGACACAACTGCTAGCGTTGATTTTTACGTATCGGTTATTAACACTCCATATCATCGGTCAAGTGATGACAATCTAGAACTTGAAATAAAGTTCAAAACTCCAGCTGGGATGAAACGTCAACTTATTAAACTATTAAAAAATGATTTTGTTCGCAATTTAAAAGCTAACGTAAGAGGGGGATATTAATATGAACACACAAGTAAACCCAAAGTTAGTTTTAAAATACTCAACTATGTTAAGCAACGACTATATATCTGAAAAGAATATCATAGCTTTACGTTCTTTTATGAATAATAAGTCAAGACACGACCGCGAAACTTTATATCAGTTCGATGAAAAAGCGTCAAGCTTTGAACGCAAGTTAGAAGAGTCTCACTCTAAAAAAGGACTTGATTGGTTACTTAAGACTCAAGTGAATAAAAAAGGTGAGCTGCGTTCCAATCAGGAAGTGTTTTTAGGATTGAATGAGCTGAAAATATTAAAAGACTTTAGTCACTTTACACTATCAGGATTATATGATGCTGGCAATAATAACTTTCCGGCTTACTATCCCATGTACAAATGTTATGATAAGCAAGGAAACTGGTTTGAATATGTAGCTAGCTTTAAGCCGTTTGTATCTAATATTGGTTAAGCTTTTTACACTGTATAACAAAAAATGTCACTTTCATTCTTAATACAGTTTCAAATACTATGTATTGTTTACGAGTCGGCACAAGACTTGAAGTATATTAAAGTACAAACTAACTAAGGAGATAATATGAAGTCAAACAAAATTAAAATATACGGTTCAAAAATAATTAATGCTGGAACTCAAAATGAAGAACAAGTAAAGGGCGAATTGATTTATGAAGTAATGCTAGCAACTGCTATTACTTCTAGTCAAGCGATTGACCTGGAAGGTGACAAGGATTTTTGCTCTGAACACGGATTCAAACCCAACTCAATATTTATAAATTTAGTTTAAAAATAACCAATTTTAATAGGTGAGTATGACCGTTGAAGTAAGTAATTGCATATAACAAGGAGTTAAGATGAAAAACAAAATAATGTTTAGCTTGGACACTGATAATAACAAAGTTTCAATGAACATGTACAGACTTATAAACAAATTAGTTAACGGACAAATAATACAAGGTGCATACAAAGGAGTTGAAGAGACTTCAATCATGACAGACATTTCAAATTACAGTTTAGTTTTAGATATCGCATATAAGTTCAATCAAGATAGTATATTAGTGTTAACAGACAACTCAGCATCTTTAGTCTTCTCAGACAGAAGACCTGACCTCAAGATAGGTACACAGCTTGTAAAAGTATCTAAAGATGTAGCAATTAATTCAGAAGCTTACAGCTTAATAAACGGTCAATACTATATAGTAGAATAGGACTTAAAATGAACATTCAAACAATAAATAAAGAATTAAAATTAAATGAGCAATTATTAACATACTGTTTAGACGACAAGGAACGATTACAGTTAATCATCCAACGCTCATATCTTAAAGACATGTTGATTGAGCTGTTATATACAGAAATAAAGAGAGCATCATAACATGATTAAAAAAGTAATAGACCAGTCCTCCATTCAGTTTGAAAATATATTCAGTTGGGATGCGCCCGATTATGTTGATGCATTCATAAGTTCCGCCGCTTATATTGATGGTACGGAACTAACAGACTCAGAGCTGGAAGAATTAAATAGAAATTCAACTTTCGTACATCAAGCTTTACAAAATTTCTTATATTAAGGAGTCTACATGTTCAATTACAGACACAAATTCAAACCAATAGGTCAAGGATATATATATAATCGATATAATTGCAGGATAATCATGATTCACAATAAACTGTATACACGAATAGACCAGAAAGTAGTCGAAATCAACCAAGATTTAGCTAGACTATTGATAGACAGAGCAGAGCTTTTCCAAGTAGCGTCTTAGTCTATTCACATACTTACAGTTCTAAACTTATTAAATTGCATAATTTTAAGCAACTAAGCTTGACAGTTGACTTATTGTCTGCCAGTATACTTATATGACAAGACGGCGAAAACAACCTACATCGACCGTTTCAGGGGCAAGAACTCATTATGAAGGCTTAGGCTATCATGTACCAGCTGGCTACACCTTGGAACAAGTCAATCAACTATTCAGTGAATGGAACTTAAAACTGCAAAATTCGGGCCACATAGACATAGAAGCCTTTTCAGACTGTCTAGCCGGCCTGTCCTCGCCGTTTTTACGTGGTTCCAAGCCTCAAAAGTCCTTCGAGTCCTTCCACGACCCCTCGCAGGCCCTGTCGTACGTACAAACCTATATAAATTACTACATGTACACACGGAACAGCAGGTCTCGTTATGGTGCGTATCACGCATCTGTACTGTTTCTACTACACTGTTATGTGGAACAAGTAGATTACAGAGCAATAGCAGCCCTGGCAGTCTCAGGAGACAAACAGTCTTTCCAGTCCTCATATCCCAACGTCTCATTTCCCACATACTTCAATCCTTTATCCATGCCAAAAAGCCACTACTGGGCCTACAATAAGCTACGCAAGGTGCTAAACCACTGCTGGCTGTGGCACATAACTGACCAAAATGGAGAACTAACGCCGCAGGACTTGCAAGTCTTCGAGTTCATGGGCCTTGACGTAAAGGGTACCCATGAGTATTATAACAGCGTGTTAGGGCCGCTGGGACTGTCTGTCAATCTAAAGCACAAGGAAGCTAAATACTAGACACGCTTGCGCGCAGCGCTGCAATATTCATGCCCAATAAGCGGCATAAGACTTGCAGTCCGCCTTGTCCTTGGCATTAAACTTGCAGGGACCGCTTGGACTGGCAGGTAACTTGCAGACTGTCAAGACCGGCAAGTCACTTGGTACAATTCTTGCAGCGTGGACGCAGCGCTACTTTGTCTGGCACATTTCTTGCACGCTGGCGCGACGCCGCTATTACTAATCAAACTACGTGCCACTACTTATTACATGCACAAAGCGTGCCAAGTAACCTGGAGCTGTATTAGACTGAGACGCTTAACAGTCTCATTTAGAGACGGGGAAACTGCGCAGTGACAATTTACGGCATACAGTGTAAAGTAGGTAGACAGGTAGCACACTGCCAGTCGCTGCAGGTTACTTATAACGCTGGCCCGTCACTTGCAATATATATTTTATATGCTTATAGTAATAACTTTCATAGTAGCAATGATTCTGGTAAACTATTTTTTCCCTGAAAGGGGGGGCCGATAAATGCGAGATGAAGTAGTAAGTGTAAAAGAGCTTACCGACCAAGGCAAGTGGGTTACTGAAACTGTCTATAAAGATGACAGGGGCGTCCAGTATACCGTCTGGTCCGACCAATACGGAGAAGAATGGTACCGTGACATATACAAGGATTTATCAGATTAGACCGACAGTGACATTTAGCGCTTACATTTGTCAATAGTCTGTACAGTTTATAAAGCTTAAAAGTACTATACAGCTTATAAGACTGGCAGCGTACTTGCAATTAACATTATTAACAAGGAGACTTACATGAGAACAATTAGTTATTCAGTCCAAGTTACTGACAACGTATTTGCAGACTTTACAGTAGAAGTGGTGGAGCTTGCTGGACCTGACTATGACTTCGACGTTAGTGACATACAACTGTTTTATATCGATGATACAGGAACAGACACTAACTTAGACATATCTACATTAAGTCATGATGAACAAGAAACTATCATGCGTGATGTTGATGAAGCTATTGATGGATTTTTAGCTGACAACGCTGACAAATTACTTGCTAAACATGCAGACCCAAACTTTTTAGCTTTGCTAGACGGTGCACAACCAGGATACTTACACTAATGCGTACTATAAATTTATCTCAACATATAGTTGACAACTACGCAAAGTATAGCAAAGCTGCCAAAGGTATTATGAGAGATACTGCACGCGGAGAAGACTCCTTACAGCACTTACTACTACTCAGTCTTGAAAGCGGAGTACTTACTGAAAATCCTAACAGCTACTTCAATACTAGTATGCACAATTTTTATAAAAGACAGTTCAATAAACAAAAAAGAGAAGTACTTGTAGATGAATTTGAAGACGATACAAATTATCAAGATTATCTAGCACATATAAACGAAACTGATGCCAGTAAAGATAAGACTAAATTCTTACAAGACTGGTTAGAAGATATAAAATTACGTAAGCCTATGCAGTACGAAGTAATCAGCTTAGTATTGTCAGGACTAACAGTTCCTGAAATAGCCAAACTACGCAATAGAAGCTACGAGTCTACAAAAACTCATTATAGAAACGCTATACAATGTATGAAAGTTAGGAGTTTAAATGAGAAGTATAAATGATGCAATGTTAGTATGCCGTGCCCAAATAGACCTGATATACAAAAAGACTAAACTGTCTTACAAAGGCCGAGGGTCTACTACAAAAATAGAAGAAACCGCTCTATTTAAAGATAAGAAAAGCTTTACAAAATGGAAAAGACAATTAATATTAATACAGGAGAAGGACAATGAATAATTTAAAATGCTTTGAAGTAGATACATATCTAGGAAATCTAAAGAACTACTCCAGTATACACGCATTTAGAACTCCCACAGGAGAATTATACATAGTAATAGCTGCCCCAAACAACGCTAGAGAGGCTAGGCTCCTAGCAGGAGACGAAGCATTAAGCTACTATAAATTAATTGAAAAAAAGGAGTATAGATATGAGCAGTAACAGTAAAACTAAACCAGCTTTTCCAGGACGAACAGGCATGGGTTACGAAAATGGATTATCAAAGTTAGAGTACATGTCTACTCAGATATTTTTACACTACTTAAAAGTTAGAGATGAAAATAAAGAGGGCCCACCAGTCCCACGACTTGCAGAACAAGCTATATATGATGCGCAACAGCTTATGAAGTCTTGCGAAGCCGCTGAAAAGGCTGGGCAGTAACATGTTACCCATTGGTAAGCAGATTCAGTTTATAGACTTTACTGAAAAAGAAGCTCAGGTATATAACCACATCTGTTCAGGACTTACTAGTAAAGACATAGCTAAAGAGCTAAATGTTTCTTATAGAACTATAAAGTTTCATTTAACTTCTATATTCAAAAAGCGTAAAGTAAAAGGAATACCTGCACTACTAGCTACAGTTATTGCTGAGAAGAATGCGCAGATTGCACAATTAAGGAGCCCAAATGGACATTAAAGTAAAAGGCACCAGTAAAGTAGGCATATTAGCATACGACTTGCAAGACCCATATGAAAAGCAAAACTACATGTTAACTTTAAAACTGACAAACATTCAAGCTGCCTTACAAGAATTTACAAACAGTTTGCGTAACATTAGAAAGTACGATAGCATAAAAGAGTTGCCAGAAATAAATTTAGACGCAGACTCTAGCTCTATTATTTTAGATGCAGAGCATTACTATAGTAAACTGTTTTACGACTGTTTACAAAATGAAGATGTGTTAGACGTATTAGATTAACCAACTAGAGTAAAAGCTCTACTTATTAACGGAGTATCACATGTCCTTTACAGTTTATGATGACAACGGAACCACCTTAGCAAGCTTTGACGACTATGCAAAAGCTGCTCAGTACGTATACAACAATGATGACATAGCGGCGTTTATAAATGACGAAAGGGTAACTCCTGAAAAAATACAGGCCATTGAACAGTCTTGGCAAGCTACTCCAGCAACAGTTCAGACAACTAAGCCAGTCAGTAAACTGTTAACAGCGGCCCAAGCCATAAAAGAAATTGAAGCTCTACAAGCTGTAGAAGTGCAAGAAATTATTAAGCATGTTATTCAGGACGGAGGAGCCATTGAATACCCAGTTCCTCACAAATTAATTATAAAAAAGTTACGTGAACTAGGATATACTGTAGAGTATTATGAGCAAGCAAACACTGTGACAATTAGCATTCCAATGGAGGATTAACGTGCTTAACTATATATTATTGGCAGTAAATCTAGTCTTTGCCCTACTATTTGTAAAAGTATCACCAGGTCTAGCACTTGTAAACCTGGCGTGCGCGGTTGTACTAGCAGTTCACATTACGTTTCAGAATAAGGAGTAAACATGAACAAAATACCAGAAATGCTTAAACTTTCTGTAAAACTTAAAGTAAACCAAATACTTAAACAATCTGTAAAGCTGAGAACACCCACCTCAAGCTCTTACAAAACCTTAGAATATAGAATGAAATATTTGGAGCAGAAGTTAGAGGAGGGGCATACAGGACGTTCTTACATAGTTGCAGAACTATCTGCCCTATACAGCTTTATGGAGTATCATAGACAAGCCAGCTCTTTACTTCATGAACTTAGAACGGAAGTAATGTCATATGAATAAATATATTATTACAGACGTACTTATAGCACTTGTCATCACCTTCATTTTTACCCTGCCTATATTTTTTGTAGCAGGACTGTTAGACCCAAACATAGACCTGTTTTATTATCATCCTGCATACATTTTAGGCTGCCTTTTTTAACCAACTTACACATAATTTACATATTGGGGGAAACATGGAAAAAGTTACATTTTGTTACAGCGTATACAATGCCCGTAAGGATTTAGTCGGACAACCCTGCATAGTAAATGGCATGTTCTTAATAGACGTTGGAGAAGCATATCATTATGTATACACAGCTGACTGGCAAGTTCTATCATTCGTATAACCAGTGTTGCTTAAAAGTCACACCGTACACATAAACATGTACATGTGTAAGCTTTATATACATATAAAAGTGTACATAAGCCATGTAGTTAACTTAGACTTGGCACTCAATATGCTATAACCTACATATAAACTAAATTAACAAAGGAGTTTTCATGAAAGTTCAATTAACAGTTTTAGCACTACTAATAGCTACTGGCTGCGCTCGCACCACTTTTACCACTCAGAAATCCGGGCCCCAAGGACCTGCTGGTACTCCTGGTACTAGCTGCACAACAGTTACTACTAATTATGGAGCGCGTATAAACTGTACAGATGGAACGTCATCAGACGTATTTAATGGTGCCAACGGACTTGACGGTCGCGACTTGACTTTAAAGTCTGGCTTAGTCTGTTCAGTATATGATGTAGCGTCTGTAAATCGCAATAATGGATTAATTTCTATCCTGGCAAACGCAGTTCCAAAATTCACGAAAGTAATTAACCTGTTTGATGTTGGAGACTCACAAGCTGCCCTCGGCTTTCCAAAATTTACAGCTGCAGAACAGTTACTTATAGGTACAGAGGACTACGCGCTAGATTGTGCAGGCTACATCAACATTCCCGTGTCAAATATGTATAATTTCAGAGTACTCTCTGATGACAACGTTAGACTTGCAATTAATAGTGTGGCTTTAATTAACAGTGACACATTACATGCCCCAACCTGGGATTCAAGTTCTCCAACTTTATTGTACAAGGGATTAAATAAAATAAACGTGCTGTACTTTCAAGGTCCTTTGACGCAAATTGCCTTGAAGCTACAAATTTCTGGCCCTACATCTTCAGGTATTCCTGCTTACACAGATGTGCCTGCCAATCTACTTTTCAATATGTAGACAGTAAGCAATTTATATAGTATATTTTTATTTGAGAGTCGGCGTGGAAAGCTGTGGAGTTGCCTAACAGGCTACGAAACCACTGGAGACACGCAGGTAAACCGTTAAGGAATGAGCGAGTGGGTTAAAATCCTACGCCACTTAAAAGCCCTAGTCGCGCAGGGCACTCTCTTTTTTTCTTTTACAAAGGACCTACATGGAAATTTATTACGTATCAAAAACAAGTCTTTGGATTAGGGTAAAAATTGCCATATTATTTAGATATTTAGTTATCAAGGATATATGTAAAACGTATTGGACCGGCCTAAAAATGATTGTCAAGAACGAAGTTCTATGGTGCTACGACTATACTCACAAACGTCTTGTAATTGTCGATGGATTGACATATATTAGGGATATAACTGTTGACCTGGGAGAAACTGCTTACTTAAAAGTGCGCCGGGGACAGAAAAAAGTGACGGTTAGAGTGGAGAAATTTTAAATGCTAGAATATAGAGACAAGTTCGGACTAATAGTAAATACAACTGCTGACGGCGGTGATTGTATTCATAATTTTCCAATGTACTACATGGCATTACAAGAATTAGGATTAGATACGGATGCTTTAAAAACTCCATCTTTTCATTTTTTTAGAGACTTTAATAAAGTTGGGCATAAAAATAAAGACTTAGGATTACAGCCTGGACAATATGTTCGACATGCCGATACTACTCTCTGGTACTCTAAACTAAAGTACATGAGCCGTGACCAATTGAAGTCACTAATGACCGGCATGGTCTATTTTGGTTACACACCACAACTAGGCGACATATATGAAGAATTAAAGAGAAGAAACTTCCTACACTGGAACACTGAAGAGTCTGACCCTCCATATTCAAAAAAATTTCCTGACCTAATCTCCCCAGTACAGCTTCGTTACTTCATTTCTGAGCTTCCCCAATTAAGGTACCTCAAGTTTCTACTACCCATTCTTGACCTAGACTTGTTATATGGTGCTTTATACGGATATAAACGCTGGGATGGCGGCATTAAACTGTTTACAGAGTTACTTGCGATAGAAAAAAGTCAACCTACGTTCATTTCCAAGTTGGCCTCTTATATTTATAAGAAAAAAGCAGATGGACCAGCTTTAGAAGCTGCCTTTACTGTTCACGCTTTACAAGTACCGCCAATTGGCATATTATTACGTAAAGCATACGAGGTGTGGTGTGTTAAAACTTAGTAGTAAAACAAAAGGAGAGTATGCAGAACTAGTATTTGCATCGGAAGCCTGTAAACAAGGATTTACAGTTCTATTTCCTAATGGAGACAACGCTTTATATGATTTTGTAGTAGATATAAAAGGAAAATTGTCTAGAATACAAGTTAAAAGCTCATCTACATCAGTATATTCAGTCTCCCATGGCTCTCATTATACAAAAAGCAATAGAAGTAGATATAAACACATAGATTTTTTTGCATTTGTATGTCTTACTACTTTAAATGTATATATTATACCTCTTTCTAAAGTAAAAGAAAAAGGAACTATATCTATAAGAGACAGTAAACATCTTTTGTACAAAAATGCTTGGCATCTGCTTAAAGCTTAGACAATATTCCATATTCTAATACGTAATATCGCTTTTAAACCGGCATAAAAACTGCTACTATAAGTAACATGAAGAAAATACCAGGTACTTTTGCAATTAAATGGGTCGACGGGACTGACTCCAAGGGACTTCCTATCAAATATCAGTCTTTAGTTCAAGTTCCAGAGCCCAAAGCTCCTGATGAACCTCCTCCTAAGTGCTACCATGACTGGGAAGAGTATGAAGGACTATGGTTTAAAGACCGAAAATGCCTTAAATGCGGCTTAATAGAGGTCTTATGATGCAAGAATTACTATTATTGTATGCTTGTACCAACAATACAGGCTGTTCAGCCTCTATATCAGCTTATTCCTATCACAATCCTGAAATAGTTAAAAATTATGACGAATTGTACGCTAAAGTGTACAAAACAGTACCTAATGTTGTCGTACAGTACATATTACCAACTATATCGGTCATAAATCAGAAAAAAGCGACATTAAAATTAAGTAATCAACTTATAACGGAGGTTAGCAGTGAAAGTATTTCTATTAGCTATGTTATTGAGTACTAATGTGCAAAGTAAGCAGCAAAACTGTAATCAAAGACCAAATGAACTAAAAAAACTTACTGACTTAGGTAAGGAGTTCAATAAACAGATTGAAAAAGCCAAAGAACAACTAAAAATAGAATTGAGAATGCCATAATGAACTGGAATGTAGAACAAATTAGCGAAAATGTACAGGTATATAGTCTAGACGCTGTTCGTAACTCCATTTTATGCTCATTTGACAGCTTTGACGAGATAGTTAGAGTGTGTAATGAGTTACAAGGCACTATCCATTATAAAATTGTATGTGACATTAGCTGTCCAAGTGATAAAATTTACTTGGCAGACAATGAAGGCTATGTAACTGTTTATAATATAGTAAAATGAGTGAAAAAAAGACATTAATACCATCTACTATCCGTCGTAGAGCTGGAGAATCTGCTATAGTTGTAAGAGAAAAGAGTATTGCTAGCGTTTTAGCAGACGCTTCAGCTATATTAGCTGACCAAATTCAAAAAATACGTATCGAAGCCATAAATGGAACCCTAGATAATGAAGATGTAAAGAAATTACGTCTTATTATTCAATCAGCATGTGACATACAAAGAGAAGAACGCGAGCAGGACAAGCATGATGGCTTAAATGAGCAGTTAAAGCACATGAGTACCGACGAACTACTTGAATATTACGGAAAAGAAGCTGATTTAGAAAAAAAACCATAAGTCTCCTATATAGGAGCAATGGAATTATGAGTGAACAACCGCCAGAAATCTCTCAAGTATCTGAATATTCTGCAGTAACCATGTTACATTACGGTCTGACCATGGCTACAATGAAAAAAACCAACTTTAAATTTAAACTAGACATACCATATGAGCAATTGGCTAAGTCTTGCGGCATATCTGAACAAGATGCCCTACAGTATTTAGGCAGCGCTTTACGTGTAAGTGTGTCCTTAAAATGGGTCGAAGACTCTCAAGAAATGGAATACTCTTATGAATAATGTACCTATCATGATGCGTCCCTATATGCCTGAAGACCAAGCATTCTTGTTTAACAGCTGGCTTAAATCATTTCGCAACGGAACTGTTTGCAATAACGTAGACAACAGCGTATACTATACGAACCAGCATATTGTTATAGAGCGTTTACTACAAACTAGCAAGGTAATTGTTTGTTGTAATTCTGAAGACCCGCGTATAATTTATGGCTATTGCGTATACGAACACATTCAAGGACAGTTCGTACTACATTATATATACGTAAAAAATATATACCGTAAATTAGGATTGGCTAGAAAGCTGTTGGAAGAAACAAAGCATGACTTTTCAGTATTAGGATGCTACACTCATCAAACAGTTATAGGAGATAGAAACGACGAAAAGTTTAATTTAATCTATCATCCCTATATATTAATGAATACTGTAAAATAACAGGAGGCTTTATGGCTGAAAAAAATGTTCAGGAGCTTGCTCTTCATATTTGGAATATGCAAAATGAACTTATATTAGACTATGGGGTAGACCCTGTAGGTCGGTCGTTTTGTATTAATAGAGATATAGACCATAATTCTTTTGCTGAAATTGATGCTAAACTCAACATACTAGAAAGAGATGGCGGACCTGATAACGCGCCAATTACTATAAAAATAAACAGTTGTGGAGGCTCTATTTATGATGCCTGGGCTGTCGTTTCTCGTATAAAAAAGAGTCCTTGCGTTATAAAGACAGAGGCTTACGGAGCTATTATGAGTGCTGCTACTATGATTTTTTGTGCAGGAGCTGAAAGGTCAGTTTCAAAATACTGCGAATTTATGTTCCATCAAGCCTCATTAGGAACCGAAGGTACTTTATCAGCGCTTCAAAATATATTACGTAGCTTAGCTAAAGAAGAGGACATGTATTGTAAATTTTTAGCAGAAAATAGTAAAAAGAGTGGACTGTTCTGGAAAAAGCTGCTACACTCAAAGAAGGATGTCTTTTTAACAGCCGAGCAAGTTGTTAAGCTTGGTATAGCAAAGGAAATATTTTAATGGAAAAAGAATTAGCAGAGTTCAAGAAGCAATTAAGAACCTTAAGTAAAAATGAATTGGTAAGACAAGCTGCCGATTTCTACATGAGACTAACACTCTCTCAATTTCAAGTTCAAGCTCTTTTAGAAGAGAAGAAAAATCAAAACAGTTCTGAAACAGAACAGAAAAGTGAGCAAGTATGAAGGTATTTTTAGCAATAATGTTATTTTGTGGAGTATCATTTGCAAAGAACATTGAACTTACACCAGATAACATGGTTGTCTTTAGAAACGAAGTTTCAGACGACTCTGTATCTAAAGCGCAGCTGGACTTGGCTAAAAAAGTAGCTAAACGAGGAACCAAGACTTATACTATTTACTTAGTACTAGATACTCCAGGAGGCTCTATCAGCTCTGGCCTCAATTTTATTGAATTTGCTAAAACAGTTCCAAATTTAGAAACAATTACTTTGTTCGCTGCCAGTATGGGTTCTGCAATTGTAGAAGCTTTGCCTGGTAAACGCAACATCATTGATTCTGGTATCCTCATGTTCCACAGAGCTGCAGGTGGAGTTGAAGGACAGTTTGAAGATGGAGAATTAGAAAGCAGATTAGCATTTTATAAAAAATGGGTACGCAACATGGAAACAGTTAATGCAAATCGTTTAAACATTACTTTAGAAACGTATAAAGCTAAGGTAAAAGATGAATACTGGGTTAGCGGTAAAGATGCAGTAACTGATAAAGCTGCTGATGAAGTTGTAAGTATTATTTGTACACAATCTTTATTAGACTCTACCACCATAGAAACATTTTCTTTTTTTGGAATGGCTATCGAAGTAAAGTTTAACGGCTGTCCATTGGTTAAATTAGGCCAGGTTATCGAACCAAGTAATAAAGCCAATTATCTTGCTTATAAAAAGTCACTTAACTGGGGAATTTCAAAATGAAGATTTTATTAGTTAAATTTTATCAAGGAGCACGTATAGGTGGGATTGTGGAGACTTCAGCGTCTCCGTCTACTTATAAAATAGACATTCAGGACAAGGGGGTTACTATTTCTAAAGGAGATAGGACTACCTTAGTTTCTTGGAATAATGTAAGCTATATTGAGTATGAAAATGCTCCAGAAACAGCTTCATTACAAAAGCCAATTAAGAATAAATAATGGCTATATCAAAAGCTAAAATTATAAAAGAGTTGAAAAAAAGAGCTGCAGAGTCTGAAAAGGCGTCTGCAGTTCCTGCGTTTAAAATAGAAGAGTTTTGCTTTTCTGAACAGTTACAATTTGCATTAGAAAAAAAGATTATAAAATCAGCCTGCACATCTCGTAGAGCTGGTAAGACTAATACTATTATTGGAGAATTTCTAGATGTTTGTATAACCGAGTATGGTGTACTGTGCCTATACTTAACTCTTACGTCTCGTTCAGCCCGTGCAATTATTTGGGATGAGTTAAAAAAAGTAGCAGAAAGGTATAAACTAAATGTTAAAACAGACGAGACACGACTCGAAATGTATTTTATTGATACTAAATCTACCATACGTTGTGGTGGAGCAAAAGATGAAGCTGAAATTGAAAAATATCGAGGATTAAAATTAAGAAAAGCATATGTAGATGAGGCTCAATCCTTCAGACCATATTTACGTACTCTTATAAATGACATCTTGTTACCAGGACTACGAGATTTAAACGGAGAGTTGGGATTAACAGGTACTCCAGGACCAGTTCCTGCAGGACCCTTTTATGAATACTGCAACTCTCCTATGATACCTAGCTTTAAATGGAATGCGTTTAATAATCCTCATATGCATAATCCAGATGGTAAATACAGTTTACCTGTAAAGAATTTACATGACCGGCTTAAAGAAGAAAGAGAATTAAAGGGAATAACCGAAAGTGACGCAGCCTATAGACGTGAAACTTATGGAGACTGGATTGAAGATAAGAACAGTTTAGTATTTAAGTTTAATCCTGCCTTAAACCTGTTTGGAAGTCCTCCTGTTGGTCGTATGATTTACATATTTGGTATAGATATAGGTTGGAATGATTCAGATGCTATAGCTGTCCTAGGATATAATTATCAAGATGGAAATGTATATTTGGTTGAAGAGGACATACAAGACAAACAAACTCTTACTGACCTAATATCTAAAATTAAAGTATTATATGACAAATACATGCCTGTAAAAATGGTTATGGATGGTGGCGGACTAGGTAAAAAGATACAAGAAGAGATTAGACAGCGACATGGTATAAACATGGAAGTAGCTGAGAAGCACCGTAAATTTGAGTTTATTGAGCTTATGAATGACGACTTAAGAACTGCTAGAATGAAGGTTTATAGAGGTTCTAGGTTTGAACAAGATACTAGTTTAGTGGTTTGGGACCGGTCAGACCCTACAAAGCTGAAGGTCTCAGACATTTATCATACAGATATTGGAGATGCGGTGCTGTATGCATGGAGGCACTGTAAGCATTATATTGAGGCTGAAGGGGTTGCTAAGGTTCCAAATAAGCATAGCCAGGCCTATATGGACCTTTTAGAACAGCAAGAGGCTGATGCTATGGAGGCTAAAAAGTATGCTGACCATGACGATGTGGTCTCTGACGACGATTTAGAGTATATATTTGATTCTGGTCATACAGATTGGGACTAAAAACAAGGAGGGTCTTAGCATGGTTAATAACATAGAAGAGCTGAAAAAACTGATTATTTGGTGTAAAGAGCAAAAAGTAAAAGCCGTAAAATTGGCAGACATATCTTTTGAGTTGAGCGACCTTGCACTAGTTGAGAACCTCGCTTCTATCGAGGATGCTATTTTAAATGAAGACAAAAAAACTGTAGTACAAAAAGACCTAGTAGACTCTCAAGACTCTAAGCAAGAGGACGAAGAGGATTTATACTGGTCAACTAGATAACAAGGATAAAAAATGAACACAGCACATTATTACTGGTTTAAAGATAAATCGGAAGCTTACAAATCTGTATTTCCCTATATAAAAATGTTAGATAATAGACAGGCTAACGTACAAGCTGATAACATAAAGCACATGCGACTTTATGGAAATCATGAGTACAATGGGCTAGCACAGTTTAACTATGCTCAGTCTGAGAATAGCTACTCAGTACAAAATCGGGTAACTTTAAACGTCGTACAAAGTATGATTGATACAGCTGTTTCTAAGATAACTAAAAATAAGCCTCGCCCATACTTTTTAACGGACGACGGTGATTTCAGCTTAAAAAGAAAGGCTGAAAAGCTTACTAAATTTGCTGAAGGTCAGTTCTACAGTACAAAGCTGTACAATATCATGCCGCGCATATTCTCAGACGGTTGCATATTTGGTACTGGAGCTTTAAAAATCTTCAGAAAAGGTACTAAAATAGAGGTAGAAAGAGTGTTTATTGATGAGTTAATCATTGATAATAATGAGGCCATATATGGCACTCCACGTCAAATTCATCAAAAGAAGTGGATTAATAAAGACGTTTTAAAGGCTTGTTATCCTAAATATAAAGGCGCTATAGACTCTGCTGTTGATATGGACAATCAAAATGTTGACAACAGTTCTAGAAATGGTGACATGCTATTAGTCATAGAATCTTGGAGACTTCGTAGCTCTGAAGATTCAAAAGATGGTCGTCATACTATATGTATTAGTAATCAAGATTTATATAATGAAGAGTGGGATAAGGATTACTTTCCGTTCGTATTTAGCCGTTGGAATGAGCGTCCATTAGGATTTTGGGGTCAAGGAATAGCTGAACAGTTGACTGGGCTACAATTAGAAATTAACAAACTATTAAGAACCATTCAAATAAGTATGCATTTAGTTTCAGTTCCAAAACTTATGGTAGAAGCCAGTTCTAAAATTATGTCTACGCATTTAAATAATAAAATAGGTGGAATTATTAAGTATGCAGGAACTAAACCTGAATGGGGTACTTTAGGAAGCATTCCTGGAGAATTATTTTCACAATTAGACCGACTTTATAGCCGTTCATACGAGATTATTGGATTATCACAGCTATCGGCTCAATCTCAAAAGCCGAGTGGTTTAAACAGCGGTAAAGCTATGAGAACTTATAACGAAATCGAAACTGAGCGTTTCATGGCTTGTGCTAAGCGTTACGAGCAAACTTTCTTAGATGCTTGTGAAATAATGATTGACTACGCAAAAGACATTGCCGAAGAAACAGATAATTATGAAGTAAAAGTGCCAGGGTCTGACTTCCTTAAAACCATTAAATGGTCTGACGTTTCCATGGAACAAGACCAGTACATGATGCAAATTTTCCCAACTTCTGCTTTATCTCAAACCCCATCAGCTAGATTAGCAGAGGTTCAAGAACTTATGCAGGCAGGGCTTGTAGGTAAAGAAGACGGTATGAAACTGTTAGATTTTCCAGACTTAAAGGCATATTATAACATGACTAATAGCGGCGTTGAAGACATTGAAAGACAAATTGAACTTATGGTTGATAAAATGGAATATCAATCTCCAGAGCCTTTCCAGAACTTATCATATGGTATTAAAAAGATGCAGCAAGCATATCTTATGTACAAGTCTCAGGCAGCTCCAGAAGAGTTGCTAGAACTGTTTAGACAATGGATGTCAGATGCCAACGAATTACTGGTCATAGCAAGTCAGCCTCCGCAATCTGTAGCGCCGGTAACTCCAGCAACTCAACAGGTTGAAGGTGCTGTTGGTCCTGACCTTATGGACCCTACAGGTGCTCCTGCAGCTCCTCCAGTATCAGAATTATTACCTACGATGTAAAAAACAAGGGACCTCTATTGAGCATTAAGCTCTTATTAAGCCAAAAGGGGTCCTTATGTCAGATTCAGTAGCCACTGCTATAACAGCAGTAACAGACGCACCAGTCGTCAACGCAGAAACAGCCGTTAAACCAGAAATTAAAAGCACAGAACATATAGATAAATTTGCATCTAAGTTTGCAGCTTTAACTCGTAAAGAGAAGGAATTTAACGAAAAGTTTAAGTCAAAAGAGACAGAGTATAATTTAAAGCTGTCTGAAATCGAAGAAAATCGTAAAAAATACGCTCCATATGAGCAGTTGGATAAAGAAATTAGCACTAATAAATCTAAAGCTATAGACTTTTTACTATCAAAAGGCCTAACTGTAGATGAAATTGGTCAAATGTTAATGGACCATGCTAATCCAGACCCAGAAACTAAGCTTAAACGAACAGTTTCAGAAACCGAAGCTGCTTTGAGAGCTGAAATTAAGGCCCTTAGAGAAGAGTTTGATAATAAAGAAGTTAAGAAAAAACAGTCTGAAGAAGAGGAAGCAAAAAAACAACACGAGAAGGTTGTACAGGGCGTTATATCCGATTTGACAGATTTCGTAAACAAGTCTGATGAATATGAGCTTATTCGTGCCTATGACAATGTAAGTATGGTTTATGAAGTTATGAACCAACATTACATGGAACAAGTTGAAAAGGGTATACCTGACCAGCTTATTAAAATTTTATCATATAAAGAGGCATGCGACGCTGTCGAGTCTCACTTAGATGAACAAGTAAGCAAGACATATGAAGCAAAACGGGCTAAACAAAGTCCAAAAAAAGAAGACGTGAAAGAACCAAAGACAACGCAAACATTGTCGAACACTTTATCTGCTGAAGTGCCAGTATCAGGAGAAAGACAGTTGAGTAAAGAAGAAAAAATGAGGGAAGCTGCAAAAATGCTCCGATGGGTTGAGTAAGCCATACAAACACTTAGGTTTTAACAGTTGACGTACCTTTAAACGCCGGCTAAAAAATAAAAATAAAACTGTTCTGAAAAAGAACAAAGGAAAATAAAATGTCTTTAGATTTAGTAACTTTCGCAAGTGCGTTAAAATCGCACTACACAAATGACACTGTTGAGAACATGGTGTATCAAGATAACCCAACTTTGGCTATGATTTCAAAAATGGAAGATTTCGGTGGAAAAAATTTACCGATTCCTATCATTTACGGAAATCCACAAGGTCGTTCAGCTAGCTTTATCAAAGCTCAAGCTAATAAAACAAACTCTCAGTTGAAAGATTTCGTTTTAACTAGAGCAAAAGATTACTCTTTAGCATCTATCGATAATGAGACTATAGAAGCTTCTAAAGGTAATGCAAACGCTTTCATGGAAGCTGCAACAACTGAAATTGACGGAGCTATCCACTCTGCTGCTCGTTCATTAGCAATCGCTATGTTCGGTACAGGTTCTGGAGTTATCGGTCAAATCGCGGTAGCAACTGATATTACAACTAACTTAATCCAGTTACAATCTATTGAATCTGTAACTAATTTTGAAGTTGGTCAAACTTTAGCTGTTTCTGCTACTAACGGTGGCGGTACTGTTCGCGCTGGAACTGCAGTAGTAACTGGTGTTGACCGTGATTTAGGTCAAGTAACTGTTAATGCTCCTTTAAATACAGCTATTCCTGCTGTTGCTGACTTAGATTTCATCTTTATTGATGGAGATTATGACCAGAAAATTAAAGGTTTTGCTGCTTGGTTGCCTGCAACTTCTCCAGCTCCTTCTGACAATTTCTTCGGAGTAAACCGTTCTTCTGATGCTACACGTTTAGCAGGTATCCGATATAACGGAACAGCTTTACCAATCGAAGAGGCTTTAATCAATGCGGCTTCTAGAGTTGCTCGTGAAGGCGGAAAGCCGACTCACTGTGTAATGTCTTACAGCAAGTACGCTCAATTGGAAAAAGAATTAGGAACTAAAGTTCGATATATGGACCTTAAAGTTACTAATTTCGTAGGTTTCCGTGGTATTGAAGTTAATGGTCCTCGTGGTATCATTAAAGTTTATGCTGACCAAAACTGTCCTGCTGACGTTGCTTACATGTTGCAATTAGACACTTGGAAACTATACTCTTTAGGAAAAGCTCCTAAGATTTTAGATACTGACGGTCTTAAAATGTTACGTGACTCTAGCGCCGATTCAGTTGAAATCCGCGTGGGCTACTATGCCCAATTGGCCACGAGAGGTCCGGGCTTTAACGCTCGTATTCAGTTCTAATTTTTAAGTAAATTATAGCTTGAAAGGCTCTGTAGAAATACAGGGCCTTTTTTCGTTTAAAAACAATAAACCTCTATATAACAAGGAGATTACCATGGGCGGCCTAATGCAACCTAATAAACGTCAAGACGTAACAATGATTTTGGGTAAACTAAAAGACTCATCTACTTCTGAAAACACTTCAGAAGCTTTAAAAGAAGCTAATGAAGAAAGTATGGAAAAGCTTTCTGGACAAGAAGACCCTATCACAACTGATACTGCTCAAGAAGCTGCTGCTACCAGCCTTATGAACGCCTTAGAGTCAAAGAACACTAAGGCCATAGCTTCAGCCATTATAGACCTTATCAAGCTTACCAATTTAGACGAAAGTCAGCTACATGAGCTTGGAGAAGACTAATGGTCCACACATTAGCAGACTTGCGGCTACGTACCAGACAAAGGGCTGACCGCGAGAATTCAAATTTTATTGAAAATCCAGAGCTAGACTTCCTTATAAATGGGTCAGCTGCTGAATTGCACGACCTGTTAATCAGTGCAGGTTCTGCAGATTACAGTGTAGATGACTATACTTTTAGCACAACTGCAAATGTAGACAGCTATGCTTTACCTGCTGATTTTTATAAAATGAAGGGCGTTGATGCCCAAATTACTAGCGACAAATGGTACTCTATGAGGCCGTTTAACTTTAATGAGAGAAACAGAAATAATGACGTCACCTGGGGATTAATTAATGGTCCTAACATACGTTACCGCATGGTCGGTAATAATATTAAGTTTAGTCCAGCTCCAGAAGCTAATTATCAGATTCGCCTATGGTATGTACCAACAGCTCCTCTTTTGGTAGCTGACACTGACACTTTAAAAGACTTAAACTTCTTTGCAGAGTATGTAATAGTAGATGCTGCTATTAAATACTTACAAAAAGAAGAGTCTGATGTTACCGTGTTGCAACAGCAAAAAGCTGAATTAAAACGACGTATTGAAATTATGGCTAACAATCGAGACGAAGGTCAACCTGAATCAGTTTCAGATATTTATGCTGAAAATTCTGATTTTTGGTTTACAAGGTCTTAACCATGGCAGGACGTGCTCAGCCTTTTCGTAAACAAGCTGGTGGTACTCAAGAAAGTTTTACTGCTCAGTCTAATGTAGAGGCAGCATTTGGAAACTTAGGCCGGTCCATAATACTTGACGGCGTGTATATAGAAAATATAACTGTTGGAACTACTCCTACTTTAGTACAACATAAGTTAAACAGAGCTTTCAGAGGCTATATTATTTGTAAGCAAGATACTTTTACTGATGTGAAATTTGTATCTGGAAATGACGTCACATTATTTTTAACATTACAGGCTGTAGCTTCTTGTACAGTCTCACTTTGGATATTTTAAGGAGTTTTTATGGCAGTTACCCCGAACATGTTACTCAATCTACCAGACCCTACTGTGACGCCAGGTCCAGAATGGGCTTACTTAATTAATTTAGTATTACAGACTATTGACGACCATGACCATACAGCTGACAAAGGTAAGAATGTGCCTATTAGTGCTGTTGATATTAATCAAGACTTAGACATGGGAAATCAAACAGTATTAAATGCAAAAGCTACAAAATTTCAAAATTTATCAGCTGCTTTATCTGGCGCTTTAAATGCTAACAAAATACAAGTAATTAATGGTGACATTTGGTTTACTAATGCTGGAGGCGTTCCAGTTCAAATTACTTCTGGCAATTCTATAGTTTCTAACATAGTTGTACCCTCTTCTCCTCTTATGCCTTCAGGAACAGTTTTAGACTTTGCAGGTTCTGTAGCTCCAGTAGGCTTTTTATTATGTGATGGTTCAGCAGTCTCTAGAAGTACTTACTCTGATTTATTTTCTGCTGTTGGCACCATATGGGGAGTTGGAGATGGCTCTACTACTTTTAACTTACCAAATTTTAATGGTCGTACGACTATTGGTTCTGGAACTTATACAGACGCTGTAGACGGTTCGGTCACTCGCTCAATTGCTCAAACTGTTGGTACAGCTTCTCATGTGTTAACCTTACCTCAAATTCCTAGTCATAATCATGGTGGCGGTAATCATACTCATGCTATTAATGGACTACCTGACCAGGGTATTAATCCTGGAAATGCGGACGATTTACAACAAGGCAATACTTTTTTACGAAATACAGAGGCTTCTGGTACTATTATAAATACCGAAGGTGGCGGATTGTCTCATAACAATATGCAACCTTCAGCTGTCGTTCTTAAAATGATTAAAACTTAATTAGGAGTCTACATGGCTTTAGATAAACAAAAAATAGCTATGCCAATTACAGACGGTATAGATACTAAGGGCGATGAAAAAACAGTATTGCCAACTCGATTTTTAGAGTTAGAAAATGTGGTTTTTACTACTCCCGGCTCCTTACGTAAACGATATGGATACGAAGCTTTAAATAATGAAGATTTAGACCTAAATAAAATCGAAACGGGGTCTGCAATTTCTGGATTTAGAGATGAACTGTTATTATATTCAAATTCTAACTTGTACAGCTTTTCAGACGCCGAACAAAAATGGGAAGGAAAAGGGGAAATTAAATTTTGCTCTTCATCTTCTTTGCAAGTTTCTGCTGACAATAGTATATTAGAGAATCCTAACTCATATACATATGAAAATGTTACCTGCTATGCTTATGAGAAAAAATATTTAGATATTCAACCAGGAATATTTACTTCTCCTACTTTGTATTCTGAGTATAAAAAAATTCAAATAGTTGTAGTTGATAATCTTACAAACACTATATTAGCTAAACATATTATAGATTTTAATTTAGATAATGGTTCTATATTAGCCCCAAAAGTAGGCTTTGCTGGCTCAAAATTTATAGTTGCTTACTTGGCTAATGATTTAACTGCTAACGGAGGCTTTAGATTTTCTTCTATAGACTACTTAAATCCTAAAGTAATAACTCATAGTGCTATAAAACTAGCTGCCTCTCCAGGTATAGAAATTTATCCTGACGGAAGCCCTTCGAACTTTAAATATGACCTACAAACTATCTCAAATAGAGTTTTCATTGCATACACAACTACTGTTCTAGATACAGTTTTAAAGTCTATTGATGAAAATCAAACTGTTAGCCCTGCTTTCAGTTTAGGTACAAACTTTCCATTAAATAATGTGTCGGTGTCAGCAGAAGCAGCTAATATTCGTATAGTTCTTTCTTCTCAATCTGGCGGCACTGGCCGAGCCTATTTAGTTAATTACGCCTTAACTGCCCCTGTACACGCGCCTGTAACTTTAACTGTTACACCTTTACCAGTTTCTGGAACTTTTGATGACCCTAACGACGGACATTACAGTATTGCCGCTGTTCAAAATCCAGCTGACTCAAACTCTTCTATAATTTTTATACAAGTTAAAGCGTGGAAGACGCGATTAGGGGCAATTAGTACAGTGTTAATCACATCTTCAGGAGTGCAAACGGCATTTAGTCCTACTGTAGCTCATGTAGGTTTAGAACTACAGTCAAAGCCTGTTGTTTTAGATGATTATGTATACTTTTTTGCTTCTAAGAATATTGACCCACGCTACACTGCTTCAGGAATACTGTCTGGGGGAGATATTGACCCTGCTTATGAAGTTAATAAGCCAGTTCGTACTTTATACCTAGTTAAAAATTTATTAGAAACTGATTTGCAGTTTAAAACTGAATTAGTTGGCCAATATGATATTGACGAAAATTGTTTTATTGACAGTTCATACGTTAACGGCTTAACAAACGTTTCAATTGATGGAACAGTTGTGACAAAGCCTAGTGCCGTTATAACTTCTCTGCAGCCTGCAGGCGCTTCAAAAGTGTTGGCAGCAACCGTTATTAAAAAGCAAATTGCAGACTTCAGTCAATCATCAAACTATTTTGACGTTTCTCAAGGAGAAGCCCTACATATAAGTGGCGGTCTACTTAAAATGTACGATGGTTATAAAGTGGTCGAGCATGGATTTTTAGATGTGCCAGAAGCTATAAAAGATATAGACCCTGTTACAGATTTAATTGCTAGTACTAGTACTGGAGTAGATGCGGCTAAACGTTACCTATATACAATTGTTTATAAATGGACAGATAGAACTGGTAAAATACATAGGTCGGCACCGGCTTTACCCGTCAGCTTAACAACGCCTGCAGGTACTAAATTTGACGTTAATCTTACCTTTATTCCTTGTTATTTAACTAGTAAAAATGATGTTGAAATAGAAGTTTATCGTACTCAAGGAAATGGTACAATTTTTTACAAAATAAGTAGAGTTGTAGATACTGTTAATACCCCTGGAACTGATGATTTTATTACTGGTTCATATCAGAATGTAAAGGATAGAAAATTTATAAGCATTACTGATTATGTTACAGACCAGGAATTAGCATACGCTGAGCCGCTATATACAACTGGTGGCGTGTTAGAAAATGACTCTGCCTTATCTAGTTCTTATATTGCTTCTTATAAAGCTAGAGTATTTCTACTATTATCTGATGGCTATACGCTACAATATAGTAAAGTAACTGGTATTGGAGAACCTGTTAGATTTAATGCGGCGTTTAAAATCCCTTTAGATGATAAAGGTGGAAAAGCTGTTGCATTAGCGGTTATAGATGACCATTTAATTATATTTAAAGAGCGCGCCATCTTTGCCTTAACTGGAGAAGGTCCAAATGAACTTGGTCAGCAAGATGATTACCGTACTCCCTACAGTGTAACTTCTGATGCAGGCTGCATTGATGCAAACAGTTTAGTTGAAAATCCAGAAGGTATCATGTTTAAATCTGCTAAAGGTATATACATGTTGAAACGTAATTTTGGACTTCAATATATTGGAGATAGCGTTGAAAAGTATAATGGTGAAAAAATTACCAGTGCTACTTTATTATCAACTGCTAACCAAATACGCATGATTACCGATGCTGGTAGAGCTTTAGTATATGACTACTATTCAAACCGATGGTCTACATTTTCAAATATTAGAGGTTTAGATTCTATAGAATTTAAAGGTAATTACTACTATGTTAGAGCTGACGGCCTTGTATACAAGGAAACTAAAGGTAAGTATCAAGACAATGGTCAATTTATCAAAATGCGTATAAAATCTGCATGGATACAAATTGCCGGTGTTCAAGGCTTTCAACGGTTATATCAACTGTTATTATTGGGAAATTACAAGTCAGCTCATAAGTTAGTTGTAAAAATGGCTTACGACTTCAACCCTTATTATCAGCAAGAAACTATTATAGATGTGGACAATGTGTTAGTACCAACAACTTATGGAACTGATGTATATGGTACTGACGTTTACGGCGGAGAGTTCCCGTTATATCAATGGCAGATTTATCCTAAGTTACAAAAGTGTGAAAGTTTTCAATTTGAACTACAAGACTTTAAAACTGTTACAGATGGAGAATCTTTTAGCCTTTCTCATATTATGGCAGAAGTTGGTTTAAAACGTGGACCTAATAAATTTGGAGCCGGTAAAACTTATGGTACTAAATAAGTTTACAAAGTTGCCTACTTGTTATACACTGTAGGTATGAATAAATACGCTGCTTACTTAAAGGAACGAGAAGACATGGAAATGTATGAAAATGAAAAAGGCTTTGTAACTTACTGTTTCTATCCAGAATTACAGGCGTGTTACTTAGCTGAAATATACATAATGCCTGAATATAGAGGAACTACGGCTGCATTTAACTTATATAAACGGTTGTGTAACGTAGCTAAAGCTGAAGGATACCAAAAAATGATTGGTTCAGTAGACAGTACAACTGTTGGACATGAATATAGCGAAAAAATGATGAAAAAATTAGGTTGGCAGTTTTATAAACAAGTGGGCCATCTTACTTATTATATTGGACAAATTTAAAAAACATATACACATAAATGAGGTGTTTGCATGGGTCGTAAAAATAAAAATGTTTTAGGTGGGGCGGCTTCTGGTGCTGCAGCTGGGACCTCAGTCATGCCAGGGTGGGGAACAGCTATTGGAGCTGCTGCCGGCGGTTTGTTAGGTTCTATGGGCGACGATTCAGTTTCTCAATTACCTCCAGCAGTTCCACAAGATGTTGTTAATAAACTGTACCAACAATCTATAGGAAATCAACCTACAATTGGCGAACTAAAAGGCGCACAAATGTATGATAAGAATTTAGCTGCTCAAATAGCTGCTGCTAAAGCTCAAAGAGGAGTTAATCCTGGTCTGCTCAGTAGAAATGTTAATCGTATTGCTGCTGAACAATCTCAAGCTAATGCTCAAAATGCTGCTATATTAGCGGCGGAAGAGCGTAATCAGGCTATGGCTAAGTATTTACAAGCTCAGCAAATGAACGCTAATATTACTGCTCAAAACATGGGATTTGAAAGAGCTGCTGACCAACAGGCTAACAACATGTTAGGAGCAGGATTAAACAGTTTAGGTTCTAGTTTTGCTTTACAAGCGCAGAAGCAAGACGCTCAAAAACAGATGGACGCTCAACAGCAAAAAATTGCAACGGATTCAAATACCGTTCAAGAGCCGTTAAAGCTAGGTTCAGTTGAAAATGCTCAACAGCTAAATAACGCATACTCGTTAGGCGCTAATACTGATTTGTCAGGCATGAAAATGATGTCTGATGAAAGACAAAAAGATTTAGTTAAAAATGAAAACTTACCTCCTAATAATAACATGCAGATGCAAAATCAAAATGCAATTCAGCCTCAAGCCGTTGAAGGCGGCCCTCAAGTGGCTCAGCCAGCACAAGCTACTCCTCAAGCTTCTGCTCCACAAGCGGCTACTCCAGTGCCACAGCAGCAACCTGCTCCTGGCATAACTGCTGATATGTTACAAAAAGCCCAAAAGTCTTCTAAAGGCGGTGGTAATGTATCTAACATACAAAATTCCGTAAACACTTTACAAAGAGGTCGGACAGGTCCTTCTCAAGAAGAAATTTTAGACATGAGTATGCAAGCTCAGCGTGGTCAAACCCGAGATATTTTTGGAAATGTGGTTCGGTCTGATAGAGAAAATTATGCTCAATATATGGGAGAATGGCAAGCTCAGCAAGATGCTTTAAACGCCGCATATGATAAGCAGCAAGGAACTGTTAACGAAGAGAATCTGGCAAAAGATGCGCAACGTACTGCTAGGTTAAACAGATTTTATACAGGAATTGATACTGGTGCTACTAATGCGGTGGCGAGTCAATTTGTTCCTAAACAACAGTTGGCTGATAGTGGTTGGGGCGCTGCTCAAGCTTATCAACGGTCGCTAGGTATTGGGGACCAATCGCGTGGCACAATGGATTTTGTTAAAGATACTGTTAAGCAAAATTCGGCTCCTGTTATGTTAGCTACTGGACAGTCTTCTATGTACCGTATGTCAGATGAAAATAAAAAAACTGATGTAAAAGCTGACAGCAAAGATTTTAATCCGAAATCATTTTTAGATAAGTTGCAAGCCTATAGTTATGAATATAAAGAAGGTGCTAAATCTAATCCAAAAGCTGGAGAAGGTAGACATTTAAGCGTCATGGCTCAAGATTTGGAAAAAGCTGGACCAGTAGGAAAGTCTATGGTGGAACAAGACCAACAGGGTAATAAAGTTGTTGACTATGCAAAAGGATTTGGCGCCATATTGGCATCTCAAGCTCAGTTAAATGAACGGTTATCTAGTATTGAAAAAATGTACTCTAAGAAAAAAAAGGAGTCGTAAATGGCTGAAGATTTTAAAACTGGTAATGCGTATGTAAGTCCAGAAGACAAAGCTATGGGCGTATACAGCTCTAAAAACTTACCTGAAACTATTCCTACAGGCATTTATGCTCCGCAAATAACTGAGCAACAAAGATTGTCTGATAATTTTCAAAGTTCAGAATTGTTGAAAAATGCAGCAAATGATATTAACAATCCTTCTCCGTTGTTATATTCAGCTGTTGACGGTACTACTCCTATTAGCGAATCTCCTTTGGCGTCATTTATTTCTACTGTAAATAACCCGGTTGGAAATGTTATGCAGCCAGTATTAGACGCTGCTACTATTGAAAAAAAGGCTCCTTTAACTCCTGCAGAAGAGCATGTGGCTATGGGACAACAAGTTCCTGCCACCATGCAACAGCCCGTTCAACCTGTAGAACAGCCTCCAATAACTCAAGCAGCTGTTAGTGGTATTGTAAATCCATATGCTGGGTCCGATGCTACTTTTAGAATAGGTATTCAACAAGCAGAGGCTGCTGGAGTTGCTAAGTTGGCCGCTGAATCTGCGTATTTTGAGCAAAAAGCAAAGTATGAGCAGGAAAAGGCAGACGAGCAGCAAAAATTACAAGAAACTTTTGATTTTAACTACCAAAATAAAATGGATGACTACAATCAATCTATCAAAGACTTTAGAGCTTTGGCTGGAGAGAAAATAGTTCCCGGCGCTTTCTTAGCTCGTCAAGATACTCAAGGTTCATTGATGACTGGGTTAGCTGTTGCTTTAGGTGGCATAGGCGGTGCTTTACAAGGTACTAATAAAAACATTGGTTTAGAAATGATTGAAAAAGCTATTGATAAAGATGTAGCCGCTCAACAGTACAACTTAGATTACAAATATAAAATTGGAAAAGCTAATGTAGATGACCAGTCCAGCTTATTAAATAAAATGCGTGAAAAATTTGGAGATGATAAGGCTGCTATTATTGCTACTAAAAATGCCATGATAACCATGGTTCATGATAAAATGAATGCTAAGCTTACTTCTGACGGAGGTTCTCTTAGTTTGGCTAACAAAGCTCAGGCCACAACTGCTTTGGCTGCTCTTCAACAACGTAGGGAACAGTATGAGGCTCAATTAAAGGCGTCTATGGCTCAACAGTTTGAAAAGCAGCAGATGCTTAAGGGTCTAGATTTAGACAATCTAACAAATGAACAAGCTCTCGCTATATACCAAAAGGATGCTGATAAGTACGTAAGAGGGTATGGACTAGCTACAGACCCACAGCTTGCTAAAGACTTTATACAAAAAGTTAAGCCAATGGGCGACACTATTAGGAAGTTAAAGTCTAGTATGGCTAATATTGATAATCTAAACCCTCTTTTCCCAAAAGACCATGCTGCCTTAAAGGCCATAATGGCTGATTTGCAATTAACATTAAAAGATGAAGAAAACTATAAGCTTGGAGTTCTTGCAGGGTTAGACTTAAATATCTTAAAAGAAGTTACCGGAGACCCTACTTCTCTAAACCCTTTTGTAAATTTTTCAACAAAAGCTAAACTAAAAGAAACTCTAAAGAATGTTGAAGAAAAAATGAACAATAAGATTGAAAATTACGGATTTGACCCTAAGAAAAGAAAAGGTAACGTTGACTCTCTAGTAAAAAAAGATTAAACTGTAATAAAAGGATTTAAAATGGCAAAAGATGTTAATGGAAATGAAATACCTATAGCTTTGCAGCCAAATGCTGCGTACGAAACGGCTATAGCTGCTGCTCCCAAATATACAGTTAAAGCTCCAGACTCTACTCCAATTCCTGTAGAAAATGAGTCTGATTTATCTACTGCTATATTGTCAGATTCATACTCTGTTAATCCTGATGAGGTTTTTAGTGTTAAAAAATATGATGGTTCCACCGGACAAGTTTCTGGCAAGGACATTAAGGCCGTTTTAAGCTCTGGCGACTACGTTTTAGAAACTAAAGAAGAGACTCAATTACGTAACGACGAAAAAGCTTATGGAAGCAGGAACTTAGAGGCGGGTGCTTTAGGTGCTGCTCGGGCTTTGAGTTTTGGTTTTACAGACCCTTTATTAGTGTCTTCTGGTAAATATACTGGAGATGAGCTTCGTGGTATAGAGAATGCAAATACAGGCATGTCTATAACTGGAGAGGTTGTAGGAAATGTTGTTCCTGCGTTATTTTCTGGAGGTACTTCTTTACTAGCTAAAGGGGCTACTAAAGTTGGAGCAGGCATCATTGCTTCAGAAGCTGTGGGCGCTGCTGCTGGTAGAGCTGTTGAAAAGAACATTGCAAAAAATATACTTGCTCGCTCTGCTGAGAAATTAAGTATGGCTGAAGCTAAAACTGTTGCCTCTTTAGCTGATGAAGCCACTGTAGCTATTAACTCTGGAGCTACTGTTATTTCGGATGTTGCGGCTGAAAAATCTGTAGGCCTAATGGCTAAATCTTTAGAAAAAGCTGGATACGCTTCTAAAACTGCAAAAAGTATTGCGGATAAAATGTTATATGGTGGCCTTGAGCATATGGCTCCGAGTGCTGCTAATTTTGCAGTTCAAGGTGCTATGCAAGGTGCTGGACGTCTTGTTACTGAAGATGCCTTTGGTACTGCCGACTTTAATGCTGAAAACTTGTTAGCTTATGCGGGAGTTGGTTCTTTAATTGGAGGAACTTTTGGCTCTGCAATTGGACTAGGAAAAGCCTTGGTTCCGAGTGTTAAATCTGTTATGACTTCTGCTGGTAATTTAGCTTCTGAAATTTCAGAAGATTTTATTTCTCCAGAAAAAGCTGCAATTAAAATGTTTGGATTAACTGATAAGCAAATGGTTGGTTTTGAATCTAGATTTTCAGGTAAAACTGCTGAATTAGCTAAGGAAGAGGCCCAAAATATTATTAGAATTGCTAAGCCCGGCGAAGATTTTAATTCTGCATTTAAGGCTAGAAAAGAAAATATTGGGGCTTCCATTGAAAATCTTAATTCTAGAGTAGATGACGCCATATCTGAAAAATTAGCTCAACAGGAGTCTGGTTCTATGACTGATTTATCTATTCCACGTAGAATAACTGTTGTTGAGAAAATGCGTACAGCGGTAGAAAACTCTTTACTTGAAAAAGAATTTATTTCTCAAGAAAATAGAAATGCTGTAAAGGCCGTTTCTGAATTATTGGGCACCAACATAGAAAAGAATGCAGATAAAGCCATGAACATGGTAGAGCTTCATAAATTGGAGCAAAAATTAGCTGCTGAAATAAAATATGCAGATATTTCAAAAGGCACTACTCTTACTCAGGATGAGCTTAGTAGAAATGAACTGTTAAAAAGAGCAAGAGCTGTTGTTAGAGACGAAAGGGTTAGGCAAGCTGGATTGGCTGATATTGGGGCTACTAGAGAATTAGAGTCTTTGAATCAATCTTACAGTTTCTTAAAAGGAGTTGAGCCTAATATAAACAAGTCGGCTGCCAAGGCTGCCAAGGGCTCTGGAATAGGTGTAGATACTGCAGACTTAGCAGTTGGTATCGCTGTTGACCCTTTTGTTGCAATCGGTATGAAAGTAGCTAAGAAGGCGTTTAAAAGTGAGGCTATGCAAAAAAGACTTATTATGGGTTCTTTGGATAGCTCAATTAAAACTATGCAAAATGCAACTGTAAAAGCTCTTAAAGCATTGGGTACAGGTATAAAAGAAACGGTAAAAGCTGTAGAGCCTTCTATCGTTCGTAGTTTGACCAGCTCTCAATTGGCTGTAAAAAATTCTGACGGTAAGAAAATTAAGCCAAAAAATGAACAAGAAGCATACAATAATATAGTTGAAAATGCAAATGTAGCTATTACGGACCCAGAGAGGGTACTTCAACAGTCAAACAGACAAACTGCTGCCATGTTTGAACATGCTCCTAATACAGCAGCAGCTTTAGATGCAAAGTACTTGGCAATCATGCAGTTTATAGCTAATAAAGGTAAGAAAAATAACAAAAATACTGGCATATTTGATATGAATAAACAGGTGAAAGTTTCTGGTTTTGAAACTGCTAAAATGGCTAGATATTTAGATGCAATTTCTAATCCTCAAGGCATGTTAGACAAAGTAGCTAAAGGAAAGCTTAGCAGAGAACATGTTGAGGTCATGAAAAATATTTACCCAGAAATGCATAAAATGATGAAGACTGAGACGTTGAACTTTATATCTAAAAATGAGAATAAACTAGGATATAGTCAAAAGCTGCAATTAGGCCTATTATTAGACATGCAGGCTCATGAAAGTATGCAGCCTCAAAACATACAAGCCTTACAATCTACTTTTGCTCCAGAAGCTGAGCAGGGTTCTGACACTTCTTATAACCAAAGTGCTGTTGGCGATATGAGTAAATCTAGCTCTTTGGAGTCTGGATTGGGTAAAACTGATATTGGAGAATAAAAAACGATAAAACCTCTGTATAGACCTGGTACCAAAAGTGCCATGCTCATAAGGGGGTTTTAATGTCTAGACGACCGGTAGTCAAATATACAGCTTTTAATGCACTAAGTGCCGCTGCTACTCAAACACAATCACAGCCAACAAATGTTGAAAATACCGACACAGCTTCGTATCATGTAAAGTTTAGCGCTGCTAATTCTGGTACTTTCAGAGTACAAGCTAGAAATAGAGACTTATTGCCTGCAGAGGACATATTAAACACTTGGTATGATGTTAATTTTGGTTCTCCATTAACTATTACAGCTGAAACAGATGTTCAAATCGTTTTTAACGAATTGCCATTTAAAGAAATACGTCTTATTTGGGAGCCTAGCGCCGGTTCAGGTACTGTTTCTGCCTATTTACTTATGAAAGCTAAGGGAGCATAATATGGCTGCTTTATTTATATTTCCTCCTGTAACTCTTGATAAAACCGGTTTAGCTACATCTGCTTTACAAACAGCTCAGTTGACAGAACTCCAAAACATTGTTACTGAAATTAATAACCTAGAAATAGACGTCGAAAGCATAAACATTAATGTTGATGGCTTAGAGACACTGGTAGCTGCATCAAATACACAGCTAACTGCTATAAACAATAACACTGATAACATTGAAAGTACTTTAACTGCTATTGCTGGATATGTAGACCAAATTGAAGGCTATCAGGGCCAGGCCCAGAGTACTTTAGACAGTATGGACACAAGTCTTAATAATATTGAGGCAGATACTTTAGCTCAAAAGCTGAAATCGGCTTCTGCGCTTGTTACTGAGCCTTTTGACTACATTTCATTGTCGTATGTAGGAGCAACTACTAAAATATTGACAGTTGTTTATAAAATTGGCGGCGCTGCAGGTACTGTTGTTGCTACTTTAACTCTTGGATACGACGGTTCTGACAGATTAACTTCTGTAACGAGGTCTTAATATGGCTGCTGATAAACCAAAAATTACATTTAACCCATTTACTGGTAATTTTGACACTTTGCAAGACGTGTCAGGATTAGTTGAAACAGCTGCATTAGCTGCATATCAATTATTATCGGAAAAAGGTGTAGCAAATGGGTATGCGCCTTTAGACAACGGAAACAAGATTCCTTCTGCCTATATTCCTGGAGGCTACCTTACTTACAAAGGAATGTGGAACGCATCTACAAATAGTCCTACCTTAGCTGACGGAACTGGTACAGCCGGTTGGTTTTACGAAGTAAATGTAGCCGGTACTCAAAATCTGGGGTCTGGAAATCAAACTTTTAATGTCGGAGACTGGGTTGTATATGATGGCTCTGTTTGGGATAAAAGTACAAACAGTAATGAGGTTGTGAGCGTAAATGGTCTTACTGGAGCTGTTAGTTTAACTACTACCAACATTCCTGAAGGCACAAATCTTTACTTTACAAATGGTCGATTTACAACTCAGTTTAATACAAAGACTAGTGATGATTTAACAGAAGGTATTACTAATTTATATTTTACAAATGCACGTGCAAAGACAGCAACTGTTTCAGATGCAATTGTTGATGGGGTAACTGATGTTGCCCCTTCCCAAAATGCAGTTTTTGACGCACTGGCTTTAAAAGCCGATGCTTCTGCTGTAGCTAATAAGGCCGATACAAATTTAAACAACTTAGTAACTACTTCTATAAATCAAGATTTACTTCCTAGTTCTACATTAACTAGAGTATTAGGTAGTGTTTCCTTATTATGGTCAAACTTATTTGCGGATAAAATTAGTTCGGCAAATGGGGCTCAAATTGACGTGTCTAATAGAGCCTTACAGTTTAACGGTTCTAACGTCGTCTCTTGGTTTAATAATGGCCTGCAATTTGCAACTTCTAAACTGTTAAGATTGACAACGGACGATGGGCTTTCTACTATTGGGGTAAAGCCACCTGCTTCTGGGGCTTCTTTAGACTACACAGTACCTTCTGCAATTCCTACTGCAAATGGGGCCTATCTAACTGCCACCACTGCTGGTGTATTAAGTTGGAAAAATGATTCTATAAATGTGGAGGCGCGTAGAGCTACTACAAATCAAACTATTGGGACATCCGCAACTAAAATACAGTTTAACGCAAAGTCTGCAGGGTCTTCTACAGCTTTTGATGAAGTTACTAATTTTAGATTTACTGTACCTGCTGGTTTTGCAGGAGTTTATAAATTTGATGGCTGCTTATTATATAGTGCTGCAGGCGCTTTATTAACGACTGTGGTATTTTTATATAAAAATGGAAATCCTATTAGACAAGCCCATGATGCGGCACCTAATGGCGCTCAGTTTGGAATATGTTATTCTTTTCAATGTGATGCAGTAGCTACAGATTATTTTGAAGTGTTTGCGTCGAACAGTACTTCAGCTACATTGTTTAGCGACGGAGCTGTTTTCGGTGGAAGTACTCTAAATATAAGCAAGATTTCTTAATTTAAACTTTAAAGGACTATATGCGAACAGCAAATGACACACTTATAAATGCACCTTCAGTTATTTCTGGCACATGGCAGTCTGAAGCTTTGTATGTTGGGCGTACTAGTACCTACAGCGTTCAAATTGGATTTAGTAGTGCTACTGCTGTTGTGAAATTACAATGTTCTATGGATAAAGGATATCCTGAAGCTACTAGGCCTGAAGATTATAGAGTAGTTAATTGGACTGATATTGACCAGTCTGAAACTGCTATGAATGCTTCTGGATTAGGGGTTTTTGATGTATCTGACGTAGGCTATAACTGGGTTAGAGTTGTCATTACTGGAGACGCTAACTTAGATACTTTACGATTTAACGCTAAAGGTTGATAAATGGCTAATTTTTACAAGAAATTACCTAAAAATTTAACGGAGATTACAAACTCTACTTTGACTATTAACGGTCCCGTGACTGTTACTAATGAAGTAGAAGTAAAAAATGATGTAGGTAACCCTATACCGATTAGCGCTGCTTCTTTACCGTTACCTGCAGGAGCTTCTACAGCTGCTTTACAAACAGCTGGAAATAGCATACTTACGGACATAGAGACAGAATTACAGGCTGCAAACGTTTCTTTAGTTAGTATAGACTCGCATGTAGATGGGTTAGAAGCTTCTCTTGTTAGTATAGACTCAAAACTTACTATAAAGCCTATAAAAAATTATTATAATGAAATATTGTCTATATCTAGTGGGTCTGTAAACACCATATTGTCTAAAACAGTCTCTTTAGGTAGTAGATTAAAAACAGTTCAAGTATCGGGAACCAATATAGCGGAGTATGAGGTGCTTTTAAACGGCTCAGTTATTGATAAACAGAGAAGTAATTTTGGCACCTCTTTAAACTGTTCGTTCACCTTTGAAAACGGCATAACTCTAGTGCCTGCTGACGTTTTGTTAGTTAGAGTTAGACACGATAGGCCAAGTACAGGAAACTTTAACGCAAAATTCATTATAGAGGAGTAAAATATGAGTTTAGAGCTGAAAAAAAAGCAAATGGAATTAAAGAGAGTAACTCTCGCTAAAGAAGAGTTAGAGTTGAAAATAGAAGAAAAATTAGTAGAAATTAGCAGACTAAAAGATGCTATAAAAACACAAGAAAATACAGAAATTAAATTAGAAAAAGAAATTTCAGAAATGAAGGAGAATTAGATGTCAGATTACAATTCAAGCTTGCCAATAAGAACAGAAACAGCCGGGGACGTAGCCGTCAAGGTTGTTGATTCATTAGGCGTAAACCAATTAAAAATAGAGGCCGACGGTAGTGTTAATACTAATATTACTGGGACAAATCTCGATATTAGAGATTTAGTATTTGCTACAGATAAAGTAGACGTATCGGGTTCAGAGGTGTCCCTAGATGCAACTACTCTAGCCGCTCTTGAGAATATTACGGTTTCAGCCACCGATTTAGATATCAGAAACTTGGTATTTGCTACAGATAAAGTTGACGTGTCGGGTTCAGAAGTATCTTTAGACTCTGCTACATTAGCCGCTTTAGAAAATATAACTGTATCTGCTACAGATTTGGATATTAGAAATCTAGTATTTGCTACTGACAAGGTGGACGTTACAGGTTCAGAAGTTTCTTTAAGTTCTACTACTTTAGCTGCTCTTGAGAATATTACAGTTTCGGCTACTGACTTAGACATTAGAAATTTAGCATTTGCAACTGATAAAGTTGACGCATCTGGTTCTCTAGTATCTATAGTTGCTCCCGGTACTTCAGTTGCTGATTACAATACTGCTGCTTCTGTAGCTGCTGGTGCGAGTTCTACTCATACTTACACTGCTACTGGTAACTTCTTTTTAACACAAATTGAAGCTGCTGGTTCAGGTAAAATGAAAATCGTTGTTTCTGTAAATGGTTCTCCTAAATTTACACAGTTTAGTTCTACTGCCGAAACTAACATGAGCATTGAATTGCAAAATCCTTTGCCAATTACTTCTGGTCAAACAATAACAATTGTTAGAACAAACAGAGATAACCAGGCTCAAGACGTTTATTCAACTATTTGCGGATACGTATAATACTAACCGTTAATTAACCGCTGGAGGGTCTGTGGCGGACATAAGCGACATACAAGCAGCTGGAACTATAAAAATAGTAGGTAGTGACAATACGGGGGTCGAACAGACTCCTGTGCAAACTACTTCTAGCGGTGGTTTGCATACTAATATAAGAGATGGTGCCGGCAATGAGGTAGCGGGGGTCAATGGCTCTGCTGTCCCTACTTCCGTTTTACAGATAGGTGCTGGAGACGGCACTAATTTACAAAGATTGCAAGCTCGTGCAGATGTTCCTTCTTTAAATGATTTAGGTTTACTAGTTAGAACTATACCATATAGGGCTCCTGCTTTTAATATTTCGGCAATTACTGTACCTCCTGCGTTAAATAAATCTATGATAGCTTTGTTTAATCCGGGAGCTTCAGCAGTTGTTTTAAAAATTCAGTATTTAAAAATAATTAATAATCAAACTGCTGCTGTAACGGGAGTTGCTGTTGATTTTAGGATGAGAAGAATTACAGGATTGGTAGGGGGTACAGCTGTAGTTCCCCAATCTTTTGATACTATTGATACTTTAGGTCCTGGTATTTTGTGCTCGTATACGGGAACTGTGTCTGGCGAATCTACAACAGATTTGTTGAGATATGTGTGGTCGTCTGATGAATGGGGCCCTGGTGCTGCAGACGTTGAAGCCGGAGACCATGCTCAGCAGCAAATGGGCTACATATTCCAAAACCAAATTGAGGCAAAAACAATTACGCTACGACCAGGACAAGGGATAACTATTAAGTGCCTGACAAATTCAACACAGGGTAATTTTGATTTCGAGCTGTGCTTTACTCAGGAGATTCCATAATGAAAATACAAGCCTTTGCGTCTAAAGAATTGCCAGAAATACAAAAAAAGCTATTTAAGAGAGTATCAGGCATACAAAGTGCCGTTACTACTGGCTCCAATACTATTGTTTATACCATACCTTATAGTTGGGTAAAAATAACCGGTTTAGAAATAGTGTCTGGAGAGAATTTAGATACTATCAATGTTCAAGTATTAGACTCTGTTTCCGGTACTTATACTACTGTTCCTAATATGTATCTAAATCAGTTTGCATTTTCTATGAATATTTCTAAAGACTATTACGAGCATAAGTCAGAGTATGATGCTGACTTGTACATGGGCATGCAAATAAAAATAACGTATACTTCTCTATCTTCTAAAACAGTTGGTATAAACTTCATATTAAATGAGGTTGTGTAGTGAAAAAGATTACAGTTGGGTTTTCAAAATCAAAAAGCATATTTAAAATAGGAAGCGCCGCTATACAATTGGCGGAAAAGCGTGACTACAGTCATGCCTACATTGTTTACTTTTCAGAAGAGAAGCAATGCCACATGGTTGCTCAAGCTTCACATGGATATGTAAATGAAATTAGCTTACAAGAATTTGAAAAGTCAAACATAGTAATTAAACAGTATGAACTAGCTATTACAGACGCTCAGTTTAAGCAGGCTTTGGCGTTTATTGGTTCTAAAATGGGTAGCCTGTATTCTAAAATGCAAATATTCTTAATAGCTATAAAGAAGCTTATTAAATTTGAAATTAAACAGTATAATGCAGATAAATACTTTATTTGTAGTGAATTTGCAGCTATAGTTTGTAGAATATTAGGAGTTAAGGTTCCTGATAATTTAGACTATGTGACGCCGTCAGATTTAGATACCATTTTACATAACAACGGATTGAAACCTTTATGAAGCAGTTTTTTCTTAATTTATTAGCTGAAAATTCAAATGTGAGTATGACTCGATTTTTAAGCGCTATATGCGTGGTTACAGCCTGTTCTATAGCCGTGTACGGTATGTACAAGGGACTAGATTTGAATCAGTTAATTGGTTTGTGCAGTACCTTCTTAGGATTTGGGCTAGGGGCTAAAGTAGTTCAGAAAAACTTTGAGGGTAAAACTGAGTTAGAGGCGGACATTGAAAAAAAATGAGTTTTTATACATAACTGATAAATTAGATGTACTGGATGAGCGGCTAGACGACATGGAGAAAGTTCTAATATTGCAGGAACAGAATTTAAAGCAGCATATGGCTAGAACAGAGTTGTTAGAGCAGCAAGTAGCTCCTTTGAATAAGTTCATGTACTCTGCTTATGGAATTATTGCTTTTATACTGTTTTGTGCCTCAGTTGCCGGTATTATTCAGTTTTTAAAAACATAAAAACGGTAGGCTTCTAGTATGAAGCAAACAATACGACTGTCTATTAAAGCAAGCTCTATAAATTCAGCCCACTACAATGATAAACGATTGGGCTATAATGCCGAAACTAAAAAATGGATTGCAGAAGTTTGCAGTCAGTTAAAGCATCCCTTAAATCTGTTCTCAATGTCCATGTTAAGAAATAACTTTGACCCTAAGAAACACTGTTTTTCAGTATTTGTAGACTATACAACGCCGGATTTTTTTAATAAGCAGAAGGAGATTTCTGCGCGGTCTATGGATGTTGGTAATATTACAAAGACCTTACTGGATGTGGTTTTTACGCCGGATTTTAACGGTGCTGGTGACCGAAAGTGTTTAAACATAAACATAGATGACAAGTATATTAGCACGTTAATAACTAGAAAGAAACCAGGCAAATCGTATGAAATAAGCCTGGTCATAAAGATTAAAAATTTACCCGGCGCTTAAGAGCCGTAATCGTCCATAAGCACGCCAACAATACCTTTCCCATCTACACGTTGTGCAAACATTATGGGCACTTTATACTCATCACACAAGGCATTTAACTGTTCAGGAGTGGACGGGTAATCTACCAATACTTTACCGTTGTACTTGCGGTTTAAACGAGCTTCTCCCTTTTCTAACAGTTTATGCACCTTCTCCATGTCTTGGCCATGCTTACTCATAACGGCGTCGAAAAATTTAACCCAAGCTTCTTGGTATAACTGGTAATTTTCAAGCTTAACAGGCGACTTTGATTGACGGAACAGTTCAATTTGTGGTGAGCATACAATTACGTCTAGCATGTTATAATACTCCTATAAATTCGTATGTGTCGTTTTCAAGCATTAGTGTGTTCATTGTCGGCTCTGGTAGAGTTCTAGAAAGTACTCCACTTTGCCTTCTTATTGCAAAATGTCTAACGTCCCAATCATGTATTTTACATACGCTAACTGTTACTAAATCTCCTGTGCATTTTTCTATAAGTAGAATTTCCATTTTATAATACTCCTATAAAGGTAGATTCTGGATGAGTTGTCAATATCGCGTAATTATAAATCGACATTGTCTTTACTATTTTACTACCATTTACTTTTACAATATCTGTATTATATATAGGACGAAACGTATAAAGGCGTCCGTTAATTAAATATAAATATTCCATTAAAACTCCAATCCTACCGTCAATCCAACAGTTTTGTCAGTTGACCCAGTTACTCCTAAGAATAAATCACCGATAATTCTCTTTTCAATCTGAATAGTGTATAGGTCTACTTGTAACTTGTCAATCTTTGTTTTGGCTCCTACTGAAGCATGCCAAGTTGATTTAGCTACAGTTTTAGTACTTGTAGCAGTTTTATTCTCTTTAGTCTTGTCGGTAACTGTTACCAGTTCTTCTTTGGTACCGTCAGGGCGTGTGATGACTTTTGTGACCGTCACAACATCCTTTACTACTACTTCTTTTTCAACTTCTACAATCTTTTCTTTTGTTTGTGGAAATAAGAAGGTACCTAAACCTCCTCCTAAGAGTAGTCCAACTATTAGTGCAATTATGGTATTTTTCATATGATTTCCTCTTCTTTAAATTTATTATCAATTTCTAACATTTTTATATTATGTTGAATTACATACTTCATTGCTGGATATATAGACTGTTCCATTTTTAAATTAAATTTAATATTTCTAATATCTAGTATCTCTTTTATATTATTTATCTTGTTATTATATACAGCCAATTCTAGTAGTTCTTCTAATACGACCGTGGAAAAGTGCTTTTTATTATCTAACAATATACACTTTAGGAAATATCCAGTTGGGTCTGTCATAGACAGCCTTCTGGCCGTACTATATGCATTAGTTAGATTTATTGAGTAATAAGGATAGTCTTGGTCCAAAAAATATCTATCATGTCTTGGTATAAATAGTAGTGGGATATCGCTTAAACCCCAAACACTGAATTTTCTAGAATATTTAATATAGTTATAAATACATCCAATAGCGCATCGTATATAGTTTAGTACATAAAGTGTAATAGCTAGTAGTTTCATATTATCCTTTCGATTCTGCTAAGTTAAGGCCTACGCTAGGTACAGCTTTAAGAGCAATACTAAGCTTGTAAGTATTTTCTAATCTATTTTGAACCATTTCTTTTACTATGTCAACATTATTTTCTTCACATCTTACTACTACTTGGTCATGAATTTGGGCGCAGATGTAATTATCTCCAGAAAGCTGTTTTAAATCATGGGCTAGGGCAATAGAGGCTCTGTTAACTATGGAAGCAGATAATCCTTGAATCTGTATATTTTTTGCATTGTTTAAATAATTTCTAATCTTTTTACCGTCTTCTTTAGCTTGTTTGTAATCATTGTGACGCTCATGATATGCCTTCCATATTTCTAAATGATTGGTCATGTCAACACCTTCATGCTTTTTTATAAGAGCCGGTAACTCTGGAAAGTGTCTTATGCGGCCCGTTTCAATTCTCATGAACCCATTCTTAATTGCAAACTCTTCAGACTCTTTCATCCATTTTTTTAAATCTGGATAGGCATTCAAGTAGTTATTAATTAGTCTTTGAGCTTCTTTGTCATTGATATCCATGCCTTGTGCATTAAGTGACATAGCTAGAGCGTAAGCGCTTAAGCCATATGGTACCCCCAGGCTATATGCTTTTGCAGTTTGCCGTTTGGACTTATTCTTTTTACCTAAATAGTTTTCTGCTTTTTTGTCTGAACTGTATTCGGTCAAACCTTCGGTAGCAATTGCAATGGTCGAGTAGAAGTCATGATTATTTCTGAATATGTTTTTAAGACCTTCATCTCCTGAAACGTGAGCGAACGTATGAGGCTCTAAGCTTTCGAAATCGTCATCTACTAAAAGCTTTCCAGGTCCAGAAATGAAAAATTTTCTAATTTCATTGTTGTATTTTATTACTATAGGTTCAGCTTGGCCTTCTTCTAATGGCCTGCTAAGCTGCTGAAAATCACTTCCAAATCTGCCCGATACTGTTCTATGTTGAAAATATGAAGGGTAGAAAATACCATCCTCTTGCTTATCTAAAAATCGTTCAATGTAGGTAGATTTAATTTTTGTTAATTTGTTAAAGGTACGTAGCCACTTAACCCATTCATATTTTTCAGACATTGCTATTAAAAAATCATCCTCTACCTGGGCTGACCCTTTCTCTGTAGTAGATGTAGGCTCTTCTTTTAGCTTAGTAAAAAATAAACGCTTTAAATGGTCCTTACTCAGTATGTTGAACATATACTTTTCGCCACTTGCTTCAAACAGTTTTAATCTCACTTGGTCAGTTAATTCAGCTGGTAAACGCATTTGGGCATCATAATACTTCCATAGGTCGGTCTCAAATAGATGTGGCTTCTTTTTAAAAGCTGTTTTAGAAAAACTGTGCGTCCCAGCTTTGGTTTTAGGCCAGTCTGATGGGGCAATGATAGAGCATAAAGCTTCTAAAAATTGACCAGATAATTGCGTTCCAGGATACTCTTTGTTTAAGTACCAGCGGTTAAAATCATCTAAGTGCGGAGCTATGGCAGCTTGAATGTCTTCTTGTAATCTATTTAAATCTACTTTTATCTCTTCTAGACATTTTTTCATTAAAGACAAGTCTAGTGGAATACCTCTGCTTACCATAGGAATGGATACATATTTAAGTAGTGGCATGACTTCATCGGTATAGAAAAATTCAGACAGTCCTTGTTTATGTAATTCTGCGTCAAAATGCTTGTGAAGCTTCATAGTTAATATGGCATCTTTTTCTCCATACTTTGCTATTTTTAAATAGTCTGCCCTGTACAATTCCCCGTCAGCTCCTCCGTTATCTTTAATGGACTGCTTCATGTCAGACTGCTCTTCCAATGATTCTGCGCCAAATAAATCTGCTGCAATAGGCTTTAGTCCGTATGTAAATCTATTTTCATCTGTAGTATGACAAGAAATCATCGTATCAGAGTATAGGGCATCAGTTAAATCAATCTTAAAGTAATTATTAACCACTTGAATGTCGTATGCAGCATTGTGCATTATTAGTCTACGTTTTTGCAACAGTTTTAATAGAGGCAATACTTCTGAATCGTCTATAAGAGTTTCTAATTCTTTACCATTCCATTTTTTTAAGACTATATAGAAAGATTGTCCAGAAGTGTTGGCACATGACATACCTATGACTACAGCTTTTCTTACATTTAAAGAATTTGTTTCAGTATCGAAACTTAAGTAGTAGTCAGATTCTATAATCTTTTTAGCTAGATGTAAATCTTTTTTATCTGTAATAATCATTTTCCGCCCTTTTTTAAATTATCTTTAGCCCATAAAGGTTGTAAATTAGTTACATGAAAAGCTGTTTTTTGTTGTTCTAAATCAGTTAAGTCGAATAAAGCTAGTGGTATTATGTGGTCCACATGCCATTCTTTTCTATTTTCCCAAGACATTCCAGGTTTGAACTGACATTCTAAGTGCTCTTTTAGTTCTAACCAGGTACATCCTAGGTATTGTATAGACATACCTTCTTTTTTGTGATTATTACTTTTTAAAGCTTCGCTTATTCGCCTTCTTATTCTTTCTTTTAAAGAAAATACTGGGCACACATTTCTCTTACTTTTAGTGTAGGCCATAGTTTTTTTAATTATACTTTCTTTGTTTTTTATATAGTACTCTTTGCTATATTCTCTTTTCCTGTCTTTATTTTTTTGATGATATTTTATGTGATATTCTTTTTGCTTATGCTTATTTTCTATTGCGTATTTTTTATTATTTTTTAAAATTTTATCCCTATTATTTGAATAATACTCTCTAGTGTATATATTCTGACAGTTTTTGCACCAGTGATTTGTGTTCTTTTTTGCAAACATATCTAAGGGTTTTGTTTCTAGACATTTTGTGCATTTTTTATTTTCCATTGAGTATAACCTCTTCTGGGTCTAATAATATATCTTGTAGAAGGTTTCTGTCAACTAAATACCCTAAAGTACTATAATTCTTGTTCTTTATTGAGACAGTTTTTAGATTAGCCTCTAATTTTTTTATTCTTTTTATAAGTTGGTCTACATTGAACAATAGTAAAAGGTCTGTTTTAGGAAACCAGTAGGCATAGTAAGATACGCCATGCTCTTTCGACTGAAAAGGCCCTCCTGGTTTATCTTGATATGAGTATTTTTCTATAAATATATTAGGAGTACTATCCGGGTCGTAAAAATCTGTTTTCAATTCTAAAATTTCCTCAGTTTTGTTTATAAGGAAGTCTCCACGACGACCATCTGTTCTCGTCATGTGCTGCTGGAACTTCATAAAGAAATTGTGCTCAGCATCTTGGCCTTTTTTTAAATCTTTTTTAAAGTCTGCAGGCTTAGCGGTTTCAGTTTGAGTGGCCCACTTGGCTCTAATCTGTTGCCATTTTTCGTCCGAAATAGACATGTAGCTCCTATATAATATGTAAAAATGATAAGACCCTAACAACTGTACTTATAGTTTCTAATTCGTACCTTCTTTTCTCTAATATACTTAACCTTTCTTGTAAACGCAATAAAATTCCATTTGATACTACTTTTTGTTTTAATCTAGGATTGTCTTCATATCTTGTAATCTGTTTAATCTTAGACTGTAAATCTTTTATACGAAATTCTACTTCTTTATATTCTTTTATATATTTCATGTTATGCCTTGTCAAACTTTTTGTCATACTTACCGCTCCAAAGGGTGGGGTGAGGCATCGGAGCTGTGGATGGTTTAAAAATTCGCAGCCCGGAGCGAGGCGACCCACATTGAAAATGCACCCAGCTTTGAGTGAAGCGTCTGTCTTCTAAATATAGTCCCTGGTCTTGTAGCAACTGTAAGTTTTCCATACACCAGTTCCATAGGTCATTTGTTGTATCTTTTATGTCAACAGCTAAGCCTGACAAGTGCTTAGAAGCTTTTGCTGCTCCTGCAGTAGCAGAATTAATTGCAGAAGGCCTCCAGCCACTTGTGACTGTCATTGGTTTGCCATATGCTTTTCTAATGATATTAATTTTCTCATGTAAAACTTTTAAGTTAGCTTGTACTTCCTTAGTAAATTCTTGGGGATATAATTTATCCCTACCCATTGTTAACTCTTCCATGCTTATACTCATTAGTCCTCCAAAATAAAAAAGCCCCAAGTCCGTCTGGGGCTGTTAAAATCTATTCTCCTAGTAACACTTTAAACTGGTGTGACATCTTCCCGTTCACTTTTGGATTTTTAGAGCCGGTAATCTTTTCCATACCTAAGTATTGGACTTGGACTGGTGTGCCGACTGGTACATCTCTAAAGCGACTGTTTAAATTTCCAGCGCTATTGATGATTACCTCCTTGTTACCATTTGCATCTGGTTTAGCTAATTCAATTTTAATATTGGGGCGAGATTTATCAGCTGTGTCATCAAACTGATTCGGAGTGGTACCTACAAAAATGCCTTCAGCGACTACGCCGGTCTTTCCAGCCTCAGCCAATTCCTTAGCTTTGATGTATGTTGCTGTTGACTTTGCTGCCTGCTCTTTGTACTTGATTGTTGCCATGTGGGCTCTTTTCTGACGTTTCAAAACGTCGGTTTTAAGTGTGCATAATTGCACTGCTTATTAATTTTTATCTATAAAAGAATACATTATTTCTAAATCTTTTGCAAGCTGTTCGTTTGCATCCAGAATAGATTGTTTTAAAATTGACATTTGGTTAATTACGTTTGCAGGAATATGTGAGCCATTTACAATTGAATATTCTAATTCCTTTAATAGTATTGTAGCTTGAACTTCTACGTCATTTAACTGTTTCATGTTACTTATTACCTAACTTGTACCGGTCATCTAAATCTGGACGAGTCTTTAACATGTGTAAGGCTACTATAGCATTCCAGGCTACGTGGGCCAAGTGATTTTGAAAAGATTCATTATCATTGTCAGATTCATATGGAGATTCAAATTTCATTAAATGGCGCTTAAGGGCGTCAAGAGTGTCGTTAATGCTTAGGCCCTTCATATAATTAAAAGTATCATACTTCTTTTCGCCAAACTGTCCTACTTTAATAACATCTTCAAATAGAAATAAGGGAACATTTCTCCAACGAGTTTTTTCTTTGTTATCGCGACGTCCTTGTTCTTTTGACATATTATCTAAAAGTCCTAAGTAATCATCTATATTGCTCATATTTTCCTCAATTCTGTTCTTAAGCTGTTTATCTTCTCTTGATAATATTTAGCCGCGTTAAAAAGATGTATTTGACATTCTGAGCCTGTGGGCGCTGCTTTTATTAGTCGTATGCCAGAAGCGTAAGCAGCCTCATAATACTTTAATCTTTCTAATAAAATAACTTGGTTCTGAACTGTAGTCATATTTCCTCTATAACGTATTTTGTGTCTTCCAAGATTCTAGCAGGGTCTACCAGTTCTGTCCAGACATTTGTTTCTTTAGCCTTTTTATATTTTACTAACGCCTTATTTACAACGTCCATGCCGGTCTGCATAGTCTCTTCTGACGTTTTAAATACATCACAAGTTCTGTCTTTTTTACTAAGAACAATAAAGTAGAAGTCAAACTTTTTGCCATAATACTGTTCGGCCATTGCACAGTATAGAGCTGCTGACAAGTTATACATAAGGCCGTCAACTGTAAGCTTAAAGGACTCTTTGTCACTTGGATATGCGCTAGTTTTAACATCTGCTATGTAACCTGCTTCAACGTTTATCCAGTCAAAGCGTACTTTAATTGGCACGCCTTTTAGAGTACCACATATAGTTTGTTCTGCAAATCCGTTACTAATTAAATTTTTAGCCGCGTCATTCTTTTTAAAAGATTCAATCATAGCTTCTGCTTGCTGCTTTTGGCTGCTACTAACAACAGTTTTGCCTTTTGCAGTAGCTTCTAAAAAGTCCTCATACTCTTTACCAGCTTTTCTAAAGCCTGAAAAGAAAGCAAAGTCGTTTAAGGTTTTGTCCGGTTCCAATATGTAACTATGTACTAAACTACCTAAATCAAATGCAGATTGAGTGCTGGTACTAATTTCCTTCTTTAATCCTAATATATATTCGTTGTAATAATTATCCAATGACTTATATACTGACTTCAAAACAGAACTGCTTAAGTACTTACGGTCTGCATGGTAATCAGAGTTATCGCAATCATTAAGTCCGTCTACAAGTACTTTCGGGGCTGGTTTTGGCACTAGTTCCATACAAGGGCTCGCAATTCTAGAGCTAAAAGTAGCATCTGTGTTAAAGTTGTTGATACAGCTATATAAATAATAGATGCAATTGTGTTAAATAAGTAGGCGGCTTTTAAAGGGTCCAGTACGGCTAATACAAAAAATATGAATATGGTTGCTACTAATACTTTAAACAGTAATTTCATGACTAGGACTCCTTTAGGTATGTAGGCATTTCTTTGTCGCTTGCAAATTCTATGTAGAAATTCTGTTCTCCGTTAGACTCTTTCAGCACCCTTACTGTAAAGTACCCAGGTATATCTTTTGATAATTGTATCCAGGCTCTTCGACCCGGTATTTTAGTACTATTAGTCAGTACTTTCAAGTGCTCCTGGGCTTCTGTTAATAGCATTTTCTTACCCTTGTACTTAGGACATAAGTTTGCCATAACTACGTGTACCCAGTCAGAAGCTGTTTCTTCTTGGAGTGTTTTGCGCGTTTCTGACTCTAACATGTCTATTAACAAATTTTTATCATATTTAAAATTTAGTAAATATCTTCCAAATTCTGCAATATTTGTATCGTCTAATAGTATTTCTTTTACATATGAGTCTAAAGTATGTCCGCATTTTAAATTTTTAACATAGTCAAGAAGCTTTACAGGCCCTGTATCTACAAAGCAAAACCGTCTGTCTTCTCTAGATATTTTCATGTTTCCTATGTTATTAGACGCAAGTAGAATGGATGCGTAGTTTTTAACTGAAACTGAATCTACTCCCTTAGCTTCAATAGCTATTGTGTCATTTACAAATGGCTTTAGTATGTTCTCGTCTCCTGATTTTTTAATTTCTAATTCATCAATGAAGATTAACTTTTTATTTCTGGCAAACGCATTGAACTTAGAGTCTATTAGTTTGTTGGCGTCTGTGCCTCCAGTGTTGTCAAATCCTAATAGTTTTTGCATAATTTGAAAGTAAACTCCTTTACCAATTCCTTGAGTTCCAGTTAACACGCAGTAATTTTGAGGCTTAAAACCGTGCTGAACTGTTGCAGCTGTAAAGGCTAGCATGTAATCGTAAGACATTTGGTTTGCAGTTAAATGTTTAAAGAAGTCTACATATACTTTAGGCATAGGAGTAGCAGGGACTGGCTGTCCTTTGAAGAAATATGGTAATTGCCAGTCTGCAGGTCTGTATAGATTTATTGATTGCACCAAATTCTCCTTGTATTTGAAAGCTGTAGAGTCAGGGTTCCAGCCCAAAAATACGCTATATAGTTTTTTAGATTTAATGTAATCAAATGCTTTTTTGTTAAAGGCGTTTTCGATTGCCGTAATGTTTACTGGCATCATTTTTTTTGTAACGCTGTCTACTAAGTGACAGTTTCCAGTGGTAATGTCCTGGATGAAGTCTAGCGTTAATACATCTTGAGTTGTTTGAAAGTTTGGATACGATTGAATTGCTTCTTCAAACAGTGATAGGACCAGCTTCTTGTCTTTTTCAGCTACGGGTGCCTTGTCATTATTTAAAAAGTTGTACACAATTTTATCATACTTTTTACCATTTCTACACTGTGTTATTAAATGTTCTAAAATATATTCTAAGTCGTACATACTACTCCAAAGTCCTATAAACAAGAGTTACTGTCGCTGAAAAAATTAGAAGTAAGAAAAATATAAGATAATTGTTAGACTCGAATAGGTAATATAAGAAATAACCTCCGGAAATTATAACTGCAAACGTAACTAAAGTTATAAGTATTGATGCTGCTAATTTTAAAATATTCATACTTGCTCCTAAAAATTATCGCCGGTCCAAAAGGGTTTTAGAACTTATAAGTGTATGCATTTTCAATAGGTCTGTCAAGCTTATTTGCCGGGTATCCTGCCTCAAGTAAACTGGGGTATAATTTTCTACGCGCATATTCTTTAAATACTCCTTCGGGGACACCTGTAGCATCTATAGCCCAGCAGGTAAGTCTAAACAGTTTATCGTACATACCGATTGAAGATGCCCAGCGGTCAACGGTAAGAAATTTATTTAGCAGCCCATGCTCTTGTCTGCGTAATAAAGTTTCAAAGTCTGATACGTCTAAAGAATTATTAAGGGGTGCCATGCTCTGTTTAACAGTACTTTTTATATCATGTTTTAAAATTAGGTTGTGCAATAGTTCATTTTTTATGTAACCACCTACATGTAATAATTCTTGCACCTTACCTGTATCTGGTCTGGTATAGCCTGCAAGTCTGCTAAGTCTGTTGGCATTTTTACATTGAGGGTCTGCCTTAAGTCCAGTTAACTGTTTTATCTCTAATGACAAAGCAATCCAAGCAGAGCGATAGTCGGTCTGTAAAGTTTCAGCCATACTGAATATTAGATGAACTGATTTAGAGCCGCTGTAAACTGCTGTAGCAATGTTTATACCGGCCTGTTCAATTAGGGGAATCGCAGCTTTTTGGTCTGTAAGTTCCGCTTCATCAAACTCAATTAGAAAGTTTTGTAAGTTTGACAAATTGTCCAATTGTCTGTTATCTAAATTTGATACCGGATTTATACAAAAAAAGGCTGACCGGTCTACAGGTTGTAAGTAGTATTCGTCGCCAGTAAAGACAAATTGGTCGGGAGTAAATAAATGGTCTAATTGTGATTTATAAGTCATATTAAATACTCATCGCCTGTTTTAAATATTCTAAATTTAAATTTTGTTGTCCAGTTTTAGCAGCAGCATAAGCAGCAGCATAAGCAGCAGCAGCAGCAGCAGCATAAGCAGCAGCATCAGCAGCAGCATCATCAGCAGCATAAGCAGCAGCAGCAGCATAAGCAGCAGCAGCAGCAGCATCATCAGCAGCATAAGCAGCAGCAGCAGCATAAGCAGCAGCAGCAGCAGCATAAGCAGCAGCATAAGCAGCAGCAGCAGCAGCAGCATAAGCAGCAGCATCAGCAGCAGCATCATCAGCAGCATAAGCAGCAGCATAAGCAGCAGCAGCAGCAGCAGCATAAGCAGCAGCATCAGCAGCAGCATCATCAGCAGCATAAGCAGCAGCATAAGCAGCAGCATCATCAGCAGCAGCATAAGCAGCAGCAGCAGCAGCAGCATAAGCAGCAGCATCAGCAGCAGCATCATCAGCAGCATAAGCAGCAGCATCAGCAGCAGCATCATCAGCAGCATAAGCAGCAGCAGCAGCAGCATCATCAGCAGCAGCAGCAGCAGCAGCATAAGCAGCAGCATCATCAGCAGCATAAGCA